TATTGAGGTAGTGACATCACTATTACGTTTTAGCAATTTACTGTAATAGTCGTATTCCGAGGTTATTTTTGATTTGCTATTTACTTTATTATAGTTACCTTCAACTATTTCAGCCACTTGTTCGCAACGTGGTTTTTGAGCGTGATAGGCAATTTCAAATGATTTATATTCATCACTTTTGACCCAAACTGAAAGTGTTCCGAGACTAATGCCATGATCTTTATGTATCTGATATTTCGAAACACCGTCCAGTAGTGCCCTATAGATCAAATATTTAAATTCTTTCGTGTATCTTATTTTGTTCCGATCGCTCATATAATATATAACTACAATAAGGTTAGTTTGTGCGATTTTTTAATATGGCACATCTTCATCATCTGGTAGAATTTCATATTTGTCATTATCAATTTCTGCATCATAAATTTTAGTCGTTTGTTTTTGTTCGTCTCTACTACTAAGTAACTGAACATTCTCAACAATGACCTCAATTTTACTTCTTTTTTGGCCGTCTTGAGTTTCCCAGGTATTTTGCTGAAGTTTGCCAGTTATAGCTATTTGTTTGCCTTTTGCTGTATATTTTTCAATGATTTCGGCTGTTTTTCCAAAGGCTACACAATCAATAAAACTGGTTCGATCACCTTGTTTACTATAGACGTTATTTGCTATATTAAATCTACAAATTTGTGTTGATGATGTGTATTTAATTTCTGGGTCACGGGTTAATCGTCCTATTAAAAACACTTGATTTAAATCAGTTGCCATTTTGCTCATCCTCCAGTCGTTTAATTTCATAGTCGAGATAAAACCTTGCTTTTTTAAGATCTAAAATATTATTATCTTTATAATCACAGCGTGAAATATATTTTACAGCATTACCAAGGCAATAAGATAATTTCCAATCTTTTATTACATCTATAGTTTCATATTTTCCGTGCGTATAGTGAGCTGGATGATTTACTGAGCTTTCCTCGTCTCTTTTAAATTGATGTTTCGCCTTTAAAGCTTCTAATTTTGAATGAAATTCCTTAGATTTCTCTTCTGATAACCCTATGGTTGTCTTTTCATTAGCAGGTGGTAAATAATCAGTATCCTTACCTATTTCATTACTCGCTGTACTTTCATACACTGGCACTTTATATTTTTCACTGATTGATTTAGCATTTTGAATTTTATCCTGTTTTGAATTATCGCCCTCAGATGGTTGAGATTCATATAATATTTCCTCTGATTTTTTGTCATAAGTTCCGTAGTTAAAATCATGAAAATCAGAATATTTTTTATAATTATTGTATTCATTAAGATAATATTCGTTGTAGTTATAGTGAGTTATCGAACTAAGAAAATATTCGAACAAATAAATTTTATCATCCAAAGTAATTATTTTAAACCTATTAACTTCTTCTAAAAAATCACAATATAAACTCAATAATTTGTTTTCACTTTTTAGAAATTCATACCAATATTTAGGATGATTTTTAACATGTTCATAAATCTCTTGCTGTTTGGTATCCATATTTTCAATTAAACCATTAATTATATCATCCATCTAACACCTCACTAAATCTTTTTTATTTACTAAAAGATAAGCATAATCAAAATGCACATAGAAATTATCACTGTCCTGTTTTATCATTGCAGTCCCAATAGTATCATGAAAAGGGCCTATCTCGGTTTTAGTTTGACCCAAGTAGCGAACAGTGTCACCCACTTTTATCATTTCAAAAACCCTCCTAAATTTGCATTAACAAATTTACCATTAATCTTTTTCCCACATAAAGGGCATGCAACATCAACCTTATGAGCTGTTTTCCTCCACCCATTTGAATCAGCGCAAGCATCACAATAATAAATACCCTCCCCACTATTGTATAGTATATCATACATGTATTGGTCCACTTTAATTTTATATGAGTCTACATTTTTTTTAATCCACTTTATATTTTTAAGTGGGTCATGAATTACTTGTGATTCTTTTTTTGTGTGATATCCATCATAATAAGCATCTCCCATGTAGAAATTCATACCTGTTAAATATATCCCCATTGGGTTAAATTGTGAAATGAATTTCGACATTGTTATTCCACCATATGGACTAGCTCCTACCTCTTCAACAATAGTATGTATAAACTCACTATCAAGTGAAAATATAGGGATGCCACACTTATCAAAAACGTTTAAATCATCCTGAAAGGTAATAACAAGTTTAACATTATTCTTTTCATACAAATCGTTGTAATAATCAATCTTTGGCCCAAATTCATTTTTGTAGAATGCTCGATTAACAAACATAACATCTGTTTTGCCTCCGTAATCATCCTTATTTTTATTTGAGAGCATGTTATTGAATCTTAAAACAGTATCATATCCCTTATCTAATTCCATTTGTCGGCCTTTTCCAATAAGATACGGTGCAGGCCCTATTAAAATAACATTTTTGCCTTTGAAAAGTTCTTTGCAAAGATAATCCATAAAAAAATACTCCGATCAATTACTTATTTAATGGTAGTCTCAATATCATTTATTTTATCAGTTTGAACCAATTCATCGCTTTTATCTGTATATTTTTCTTTTCCTTTTGCTGTTTCGGTCCAAGTATTACTTTTATAATTTGATCGATTACGTTTCTTGTATGTTTTTGGGGTATCAGTATTTTTATTTTTAACTTCAACAGACTCTTCAACCTCATCACAAATAGGGTCTTCAAGTGGTGCTTTTTTTAGCTCATAAATTACATAGTATAACCTATTACTTCCATATTGATTACCAAGCCAAACACGGTTATAGTTGGTAAGTAATCTGTCTACTTCTTCAACTGGTAATTTAATTCGATTAACTATATTTTTTTCAGTGTAAAATCCAATCTCTGATTCATTCTTCAAATAGAGTTGTGGTGAATCAGCATGTTTAAGCTGCAAAACCAACTTTTTTGCTTTGCTTTTGTTGAATAGATTAAATACCTTGTTTGCCTCTTGTAGATTCTGTAAATGTTGAATAACAGCTTGACAAACGATAATGTCACAGTCTGGAATTTTAGTTATATCAGAGCTGAAATTTGCACTGACAAAATCTTTCAAATTCTCTTTCGCTGTTTTAATTGAACGCTCTGCAATGTCTATTCCTGTATATGAATCAATCACATATTCAGATAATAGCAGTTTGCCGAGATAACCACCACCACAACCATAATCAACGATCTTGGCATTGGTTAGATTAATGTTTTCATTATTTAGAAATCTTGTTTTCCACTGTGTAAACAATTTTTCTTCATTACCCAACCATTGATCAATAGTTAAATGAGCGAATATCTCAGGACACGTTTCCCAAAATTCTTTGTAATCTGTCATTATATGACCTCCGTAAAATTTTAATTATTATATTTCACTTAATATAGCATTTCCGCATGTTATTTTACTCTCATCCTCTTCTTTAGAGGCAATAAAAACCAAAACATCATAACCACAACCTATTAAATGTTTCTCAATTTCTTGATATGGGTAGTATGTAGTATAATCACCATCAGTTTTTATATTATTTTTTAACGCCGCACTTGTTTTATGCATTGGTGTTAATTTAATTATATAATCATCAGGATCAAAGTATTTCAATAATATCTTACCATCTATTGGCCAATCACAAACAGGAAAATTTAAGGTAAATTTACGACCTTCTGGTTTTAACCCTCTCATAGCATTAGAAATCTCTTCTAAATTCAATGAGTTATTTCTAAAAATTTGTTTTCTAATCTGTTCGTCTGTTGTATTTATACTTAGCTGCAACCCTGCGTTTCCATCATACAAGTTATTTTTAATAGTTACCCAACTCCACAAAAACGATTTTAAATTTTTGTTGTGTCTTGGAAGCATTGTTGAAACTACTGGATGTACTTTATGAGTAGGATCAATACAACTTTTCAACCAACGTGAACACGCTAAAACATTTTCTCCATTAAAAGATGGCTCTCCCATACGCGCAAAATGAACATTTAACCTTTTGGTCTTTTTTATTTCTGGATGTAATAATAATCCCAATTTAATTTGATTTTTTAAATCATTTAGACTTGCATTAATATCACCACGCTTTTTAATTTTAGGCACATCACAAAAAGTACAACCCATTTTGCAGCTATACTGAGTTGATATTGTAATCACCCATTTTTCTTCTAAAGATAATAAATTAGTGTGTTTTACTGGTTGTGGTTCTCGGTTTAAATCTAAAAAATTAGCTTTAATATTAACATCTTTACCGTAGTCGCCTATAGATAAGAATTCTAATTTTCCTTTTTGTCCCTCTGCAATAATTATATTTCCAGTAGGAACCTCAATATTTTTTATAACCCTCATCTCAACCCCTTAATATAATTAATAATCTGATCTATATACTCTTTTTTTCGTGTAATAGAAAAATGATCTGCACCAAGAATCAACACCTGTCTAACTTGATAACCATTAACGATTACATTTCTATGACGATAATCAAGAAAAGCTCTAAATAAGTGTTTATTTTCAGACTCGTCCTCATAGAATAAAATCGAGCTTTCTATTTTTTCATTGTCAACTGTGATTGTACTTCGCCCATGATATTTCTGTTTGAACCAGGGGTATTTTGCGTTGGTTGGATCAATGAGAATTAGATTAATCTTTTTATTAAGCTTATTAAAAAAGTCATCGTCTGATAGTAATTCACAGATTAGAGGCCCGCCGTATGACTTACCTATAATATTTATTATATCATATGTATCTTTGTTTTCTAATAGACTAAACTTTATATCAGAAATTCGCTCATCTTCACCATCACCGAAAAGGCTATCCATAGATTTTTCTATGTATATAAAATCATCATATGGGAAGGCTGCCATCAATGCATCGTAAAAAGGTCGACTATTTTTCCTATCAGAACCGTAAGCTCCACCTACAGTAATATTTAATGTTCTCATTCTTTCACCTCTATCATTTCTATATATTTTTCGGCATGATTTTATTTTCAAATTTGTTGTAAGTAAAGACTGTCACTTCATCACTATATTCAATCTTACTTGTATCAATTTCATCATATGGTAATGAATCAGCTCCGAATTCGTCCCAGATCTTATCTGCAATTTCGTCGAGACTAAGAAGTTTTTTATTTATTTCCTTCATATTACCCTCAAATATTTAAATTCTATTCTCTTTTCTATACTTCTCACAATTCAAATTAAACCACTCATCCCATGAATGACTTTTAACAAAAGGTAATCCTTGTTTATCAAGTTCTAACAGTGAATTATAATCTATTCCTTTAGATTCTATTATAGATAATTTCTTTTTAGGATTTATTTTCATATCTAAATTACACCTACCACAACATGGTACAAGGTTTTGTGGACACGAATATAAATAATTACTTAACGATCGATTAACGATATGATCCAAGCCCTCAGGTTTAGCACCACAATAAAAACACTTTTTACCATGTTTTTTATATACGAGTATAGTAGCTATTTTATAATATTTATCTTGAGCAACAGCCATTCTTGATTTAGATCTTGGTTTTAAGGACATGGATATCCTTCGCTTTCATAGTAAATTTCAAGACCTAATTCTATAGCTTTTTCAAGTTCTATCATAGCGCCTTTGCTTTCTTTATATGATTTAAGCATAAAAATAGCATCACAACAAGATAATAATTCAAGATCAAGATAAAGCCAATATTCATAACCAAACCCCAAATATTCCTCATACTTTTCATAATTAGAGTAGTTTTTATGAGGTGTAAGTACACACCATCCACATTTAAGCAACTTAACAGATGCTATTTCGGCAAATGATATATTATGATTTATTTCATCTAGTGTGCCACTATATGGGCCGCTTACATACATTTTTTTCATTTTATACCCTCTGAGATATTTTATAACAGCAATTTTCAGAATTTTGACATAGCCATTGAGCTGTTTTGAGAAAATAAGTTATTCCAGTGCCCTCATTTTTTTTCATTATAGGGAATATTTCCAATGCAAAAGTTAACCCGTTTTCTGAGAAATCAACTAAATACATATCTATCATATCATCTTTAACTGTTATAACTTGATTATGCGTATAATCAAAACCGGCAAAAATAATATTAATTCTGGAATTTAAAATTTCAATATCTCCTAAATCATTTGCATTATTTGAAAGCTGTAAGTTTTTTAACCTCATATCCTTGAAATAGGGAGATATTGATTCTAAAAGTTTATAACCTTCAATGCCAACTATTAAATGTGTAGTAGAATATTTCATTGCCCTTATTGCAATTTCAAAATAGTCAATTAATTTTCTAAAATTATATTTACTTTTTAATTTATGGTGATGAGGTAAAAACATATAATTATATTCAGTGATGGTATTTAAGCCGTTAAAATTAATAGGTGCCTGTCTGCCGTTAATAATACGATTATTTGCAGAGCTTTTTATTACTGATAATGCTTTTTCAAGCATCTTATCATAAATTTCATTATTAACTTTACTTCTTAACTCTAAATGGTTTAAAAAATCATCATGATCTTTAAATGCTAATTGATCAACAAAAAAAGATCGATCTCTAATTATAAGTTTTTGGTTATCATTACCTATAAAACAGTGATTTTTTACTTTAGTTTCATGATGCATAATATCTAAAATAGGAGTTTGCAGTGTATTGAAACCCTTTAAAAGGGGTAAACTGTTTAAATATTCAGTTATTGTCATATTAACCTCTTTCGTTCCAACTTACCTTTCTTTTAGACTCTTCCCACTTTTCAAGCAAATGCAATTGATAAGCTTCAGTAGTGGGTTTAATATGCTTATAATTCTTAGTAACATTTGGAAACTCTGTTAATTCACCATTAGGAATGTATTTTATAAGCTTTGATAAACTGTTAACATGCTTAACAAACAAATGAGCAGTACCGAAACGTTTGCTTTTAACCTGCAATAGTGCTTTTAAATGAACCAATCCCCATTTATAATTCTGCTTTGATTCTGACAACCACTTAACTATAGGATTATTAAGATAAGCTGATTTTTGATTTTGACTTAAGCCAACTGTACCTATATAACCATGTCTCATAGCTGCATAGTTTAAGCATTGAGCTGTCTCACAAATTAGTTTTGATACGCGTAAATTGTCTATAACTTGAGCGCATTTTTTAGGGTTGTTGTCTGTAAAATAGATCTGCATTTAGATATCCAATTCACAATCTGCCTTAAATTCACTAAAACATGAATCGCATAATGTGAAAGTTGCAATTTTCCCATTTTCAACAATTTTTACTTCTAATTCATGAACCCAGAAATTATAGCTGGATTCTCATTTTTAGCGTTTTCCCATAAACATTTACTACACTTTTCCATAATTACTCCTTAATTTAAAAAAGGTGAGTGCAGTTCTCTCAGTAAACCACACTCACAAACAAACTATATTCGTTCAACTAATATCTAATAACATAATAGATATTTCGAATATAGTCAAGGCAATTTTCCTTATAAATGGTGTTGTCATGAAATACATTCATTGTTAATTTAGACAAATTTAATATTGACTCGTAAAATTAATCTCACCTAAAATTAGGTTTATAATGATACATATGATACACCCTACTAAAGAAACAACCCCTATAATTACTACTCTGTAATGTATATAGTCAAATATTATAGTTGCACAAGAGACACTAATATAGGTCAATAATAAAATTATTTCAACAGTGTGGAATATATCTAATAACATATTAATTCCTTTAATATAAACATTTCTAAAAAAAGTACCGTGATCCGCTATAACCACGGCACTACAGGACAAGGGTTCCTAACAATTAAATCAATTAATTATTAATCCAGCGCCCGTCTTTCCGGGCCTGTCATCAGCTCAAAGGATTCTGTTTCGGACTCGCTGAATGTGAAGGTTCTTAGCCTCTTCAGTCTCATCTATGTTGTTTCCATCTACCAATATGTGTATGGTAGCTTTGTTACCCATTCCACAGGGAAGGATTCGAACCTTCATATAGGGTGATTTCTGGTCCCCGCGTCTACCAATTCCGCCACCTGTGGTTTTTATTCCAACCGGCTGGAATCGAACCAGCAACCCACGCCTTAAAAGGGTGTCGCTCTTATCCAATTGAGCTACGGTTGGTAACCAGTTTATATATTCAAAATATATCAAATTAAATTGAAATCGTCAAGTTTTTTATTTTTATTTTCTACTAATTGTTTAATATCATCACAAACAAACCCACACGCTTTCTTATGTCCACCACCATTGTATTTCTTAGCTATTTCAGACAAATCAATATCTTTTGAAGTGTACATGGATACCCTATCAAATAGTTTACCGCCCTCCTCAAACGCACAAAATACCATCATAGCATCGTGTTTTTCAGGGTCAAATATATCATCAAAAATCATCGAATTTGATTGGCCTTTGTTGACACAGATAAATCTAAGATCATGGAAAAGACATTCAAAAGCGTATTTTTCACAATATTGCATATTTTGAACTTGCTCATATTTCCGTATTAATAAGCCTGTTTTCATTAATTCATATTGAATAACATCAGATTTGATTAAATCATCCCAAAAATCTGAACAAGGGTTAAAAGCTTCTTTCTCGGTTCTTAATCCATACTGTAAATTAATAGCATCATCATGATAATCTGTATCGTAGTGTTGCCAAATATCATAACGACCTAAAAGATATATTGGAGAGTTTAGTTTTGGTAACTCATCAAAATTAAAAAAATATGCCAATTCACAAGCTGCATAATTGGTGTCTGTTATACCTTGAAACCTATATCCGCTTTTCTCATAAGTTTCTATTGCTGTTTTATGATGATCAATCCAAATAAAATTATTATATCCAACTATATCCTGTATAGCCTTCATCTTTTCCATTGGAAATGAAAAATCAACAATATAGACATAATCTGCTACTTGGTTTAGCTGCCTTAAGTCGAAATCTTTGTCTCCATAATCATATGGATGCAATATAAACTCGACATCATCCATAGCTCTACATTCATAATGAACTAAGGCCGCTGATGCGATACCATCAAAATCTGCTTTGTGATAAATTATGTGTACTCTTTGATTTGGTCTCATAGTTTTAACTCCTTATTATTTATAATAATCACCACCACTTAAATAATCATCGCCATCAGTCCAATTCACAAATTTTGTTATGTTCTTATCAAATCTCAATTTAACTGTCCCTATGCTACCATTACGATTTTTTCGTACAATGAAATGAGTTTCTTGGTATAAGTCTTTTTCATCATCCACCGTTTGGTATTTAGGACGATGTAAGAAAGCAACAATATCAGCATCTTGCTCAATAGAACCTGAATCACGTAAATCTGATAATAGTGGTTCCTTGTTTTGACGAGCTTCAATACTTCTTGATAATTGAGATAATAGTATAACAGGTATATCAAGTTCACGGGCTATATTTTTTATGTATTTTGAGCTTTCAGAAACTTCGATGTTTTTTGAATCGTGCTTTGTGCTAATTGGTTCTAAAAGCTGTAAATAATCAATTATAATCAAATCCAAACCACCCCTCATTTTCATTTTGCGAGCTTTAGACCTAATATTCACAGCACTCATAGATGAACTATCATAGAATTTCAATAGCCTAATACTCTCAAATTCTGGCAATGTTGTTTCAAGCACTTTTAATTCTTGAGTAGTCAGATGAGCAGTTCTAATCTTGTAGCTTTCTATATCTGACATTTCAGCAAGTAATCTTTGTCCAATTACATGAGTTGACATTTCTTTAGAGCAAAATAAAACGTTCTTTCCTTCCTTAGCTGCATTACATGCAATATTAGAAGCCAGCGAAGTTTTACCCATACTCGGACGAGCGGCCAATATGGTAACTTCACCATTTTTAAACCCGCCTGTAAAGTCATCGATATTAGAAATACCTGTTAAAATGCCGTCGTATTCTTTGTTGTAACCATGAGACTTTTTAATCTTTTCAAACGTTTCAACAATACTGTCAGCAATTGAAACCGGGTCATCATCAGAATCTGATTCTGTAAGATCAAAGATAACTTTTTGCATATCATTGATAATATTCCGTGTTGCTTCCTCTGTTGTTAGTCTTTCAGTTAGCTTATTAGATATGTTCTGCAATTTTCTACGATTAGAACTATCTTTTACAGCCATTATATAGCTATCGATGTTATGAACAGTAGGGATATTACGCACTACATCAAGTATATATTCTTCACCAACAGTTTCAAGCTTACCCTTTCGTGTTAGGTAATCTGTCAATAGTATATAATCTGCCTGTACGTCTTGCTTATATAGCTCAAACAAAGCATCATAAATAATTTTATTCTTTGAGCTGTAAAAATCGCTTGAATCAATCTTAGATATACAATTCAAAATTGAATCCGGGTGTATAAGTATAGCTGATAAAACAGCCTCTTCAGCTTCGTAATTATGCGGTATTTTAGACTTCATCTCCATACCTTTCAATGTATTCAGCTACTGTAATGCCTAATCTCTTCGAATAAGTATTTAATCGTCTGTTTTTAATACGGTCTAACTGCCATTGAGGAGTTTTAGGTTCTTCTTTTGGCTTTTCAATACGTTTATTCATATTCCAATTTTTTTTAATCCCAACGCCAATATATGTTCTTAAATCATCTATATCAGTTAATGAGTCTATATAAGTCATATAAGCATCTAACCACTCTTTAGTCTTAGGGAATTTAAGTAGTAAAGTATTAATACTACGTTGATTACATCCTTTAGTAGCTGACCAAACTAAAAATTTATCGTACATAGATATCACCTTGGTATTATTATTGCTCTTAGTATTAGTTATATTACTAGTAAATTTACTAGTAAGTTCTATATTATAAGGACTATCAAATTTTGATATAGGCCTATCATTTTTTGATTGATTACTATCAAATTTTGATTTCTCATCATCAGAATTTAATACATTTTTTTCAGATTTTTCAATTTTTACTTCTTTTAACTCAAATACGTTGTTGAACGTATATTGATTATTCTTAGTACCAGTACTGATATTTATAAGCCCAATTTCAACTAATTCATTTAGCTTCTTTTTTAACGTGTTAACTGATTTAATACCAGTCTTATCAAGTAGGATACTATATGATGGATAAGCATAACCATAAGCATCATTATAATAATCTATCAGTATGTAATATAGCTTAAACGCATCACCTGAAATTTTGTTTGAATATTCATTTAGCACTTTAAATTTGAGTGTGTTTTTATCAAATTTACGCTCTAAATTTACAATTGGTTTTTGTTTTAAGTTCATATATAACCTTTATTTTATTCGTTTAAATAAGTATTTAAAGTTGCATCGCTTTTGTTCCACATGCCAAAAACTATTATAGGTATATCAATATCATCAAATTTTGTTTTCCCAATTGGATCATAATAAATAAAAGGGTCATCATGCGTTTTAACATCATAACTTGGCATAAAAGCTATATTGATTCTGCTCTTATCAGGTATTAAATCTATAATAGGATTGAATCTTTTGGGCACCACTGGTACAGAGTCAATTTTTATATCAATATCTAATGTGTGATGTAATTTACTTCTATGTCGGCAATTGAGTTGATTGTAAAACAAATCATTTTTTTTAAGATATTCATAATCCCATAAACTATTTATTGGTTTAAGATTTACCCCTTTAATACAACTAAAAAATAATGGTGTATTTTTTGATGTAATACCGCTACAATGCGATGTTAAATAAACAACATTAATATTTTTATCTGATTCCCATATATAATGATTTAAACTGAACGTCATCCACATAGGCAATTTTATACCATATAAATAATCAGGAATTTTTACTCTAAATTCATCCTCAATTAGTTTCTTTGGAAAAAGAATATATTTATTAAATATATTTCTATATTCAATTCTACTTATACATGTATATTTTATATTTTTTTCATCAAAAATTAATTTTATTTCGTTAAAATTCTTAATATCTAAATCTTTTGGGTGACATAAATCACTAAAATTAAATAAATTAGATTTATGTAAATCTTTATGTTCTGAAATATATTTAGAAATATTTTCTTTCTCGTATTCTCTTAATTCTGGTGATTTTCTACCATATATCACTGGCAATTCTATTTTTGTTATAGATTCGTCTTTTGTTGTAGATTCATCTATAGGCAATTTTGACTCTATAATATATTTTGATAATTCTAATGTTTCCATAGTTTACTCCTTATTTTTAAATAAATTTTCATAAAACTCATGCTCTGTCCATTTACAAGGGATTAAACCATGAATAAAATGAGTAACCATATTCCATAATGAAAATATAGCGACAAACCAATTCTTTCTTAAATGTATGAAATATGCTTTCATAGTTAAAGCATCCTTTATAGTTTTCTTAAAAATAAAATACAACTATTTTTATAATAGGATACATGCTCTATTGTTAGTAAATGATTATAATGACATAAAAAACGATTAACTGCTCTTTGTAAATCTTTTGTGTTATCTCCATCAATTATTTCACAATAAAGTGAACCTCTGAGAATTGCAGATTTTAAATCTATACATGACATACTATACCTCTTCTAAGTCAAGAAATCGGTTTAACTTTTCCATGACATCAGCCTGTTCTTTTATATCTCTCAACTGATTTACATCTTTATATTTAGAATCAATTAACTTGTATAACGCCTCGATATTGTTTCCGACAGCGAATCTATATTGCTTATCTAAATCTATGTAATAAATAGAATACTCACTATCTATAATAGAGTGTCTATTTGGTTGATAAATAAGCTTTTTAATGACTAATACATTTTTGTACCTATACCGACAAATTAACTGCAACTTTTTCCACTTTTCTTTATACTGAAAGTCAGATATCTTTTTTTGGCACAATCTTTCAATGCGTTTCAAAATGTCTTCCTTGGTCACCTTCTCCCCCTCTTCCGTCTCCCCTTCCCTACTCTTCTTGGCTCCCAGCCTATCGTTTTCTCATCTAAGTAGATGAAAGGTTCCTGATCGATATATATCCGGGTTAGCTTATTAGTATGAATCCCATTATATACCGTCTGCTTCGTCGTGTTTTTCATAAAAGCGAAATGGACAATCTTTTTTAACTTGGTTTCGTCTATCATCTCAATATCCTTTCTTTACAATCCCATTGATTATTTTGGGAATATCCTAATCGATCAGCAATTTCCCGATTGACATCCCCATCATTCCAGTATGCAAATAACATTGCATCATATAAAACACAATTACTTTTTGCATCATACAAATCTACTTTCTGACAACGTTCACAATTTCGCTGTTCAAAACGATCAGCCTCACTACAATTAGAAAAGAGTCTAACTTTCTGATTTTCTAATTTAGCCATTGCTTAACTCCAATAACTCAGGATTTTCGTAGATGTTACCTATTATCTCATCTTTTATACCATGATTGCACATCAAACCGCTATCTTTTACATAATATTCACCATTATCATAAATTACCACCCTTTTTATAGGTGGTCTTTTATAACCATTACTTAATTCAGTAATTAATAATATATCCCCTTCATAAATAAATTTTCCATTTTTATCTTCTTTTCCTGTGCATTGCATAGGTATTATCTCTGTATCCCACTCAAATTTATTTTGTCCATCAATGCAAAAATCATCATTAATAGTGATATATTCATTTTCCCAATCAAACTCATATTGATCAGGTTCAATCATTCTTTCTTCTTTAACCAACCAAAATCGTATTATAAATCTGTCTTCCATTATCTAATCCTCCAATAAAGCTAATAATTTGTTTGATGTTTCTAAATTCATTTGATATCTTTCACAAACATAATCAATTTTAAAATAATTTCTATTATCCCAACAATAATATTCATCATGTTCTTGATACCTCACATATTTATAGTAATCAATTTTACAACAATTCTTACAACATGCTTCCATTTTTATTCCTCCAATCCTTTAGGATATTGATCCCATACAACCCCATCAAGCTCCGGCATTGAAACTTTTTTCTTACCTTCAAGTCGTTGCTTGTAGAAAAAGGGGATTTCGTGCTTAATTGCAAAGTCACGAATCTTTCGAACCCAGTCTTCATTCATCGGTCGTGCATCAGGTCCAGATTCACCCCCAACAATTACCCAATCTATTCCTGTTAAGTCAAGATCTGTAATAGGACCAATTAATGGTTCTAAAGATAAAAACTTAACTTTTGCATTTGAATTTCGTAAATGATCGATTCGAAATTTAAATTTATTTTCTTCAACTGTCACGCCCATCCATATATTATCAGACCAATTTAAACTACCATTATATTTTGATATATTATCAGCCCGTTTTGTTAAAACTTGGAACTGATGCCAATAGGCTCTATTCATTACATTAAAAACCTTTTCTATAAAACCAAATGGAATAGCTTCATGAAAAATATCACTCATCGAATTGACAAAAATCATCAGAGGTTTTCTCCAATGGAGTGGGCGTTCAAGCATATTCTCATGAGTAGTAACATCAAATCCATTAACATAATTAGCCTGTCCCATAGCTTTTAATCGAAAAGCCATTCGTTCAGCATAACAATTTTTACAACCTGAACTGATCTTAGTACAACCAGTAATTGGATTCCAAGTTGATTTTGCCCATTCAATTTTAGTTTTGTTCATAATTATACTCCTTTAAATTAGTTCCCATAATCCAACAATACGACCCTCACAAACTGTATTTTTTTCAACTATACTTTCAATTGGAGCACCTAAATTATATGGTTGAATGCTTAAATTTAGTTTTCTAAACCCATAACGACCTTCATGATTCTCTTCTATCTGGTCAATATTTGTTTTTAAGTATGGAAATGAAGTTGAGATTAAATATTTAACTTTACTTTTTTTTAATTTATTTAAAATAATTAAAACATCCTCATTTAGCAAGTGTATAAAAAAGTCACGTATAATATAACATTCTGCGTATGGTATTGGGTTGGAAATTATATCAAGCTGCATAAATTTCAAACCTGGATAATTGATTACATTTTGAGAAACAATTTCATCTACAATATCAATTCCTAAATAATTAACCTTATTTAAATTAATAAATCTCATCCAATTCATGTCTCCACATGGAGCATCAACAACTGTACTAATTTCATATTTTTCAAATATGTATGGTAAAAATACACGTATTTCAGGTGTTGCATCTATTGATGATCCTGGACCACTCATTGATTCAAGCCCCTTATTTTTAAATCCGAAAACTTGTTTTATGGCTTCGTCTTTTTGTGACATAAATTTATCCTTATAAAATTCTTATAAAATTTAACTTGTTTAGAGCTGTTATTATATCCTTTTCTATTTTCCAGTTGTGCAAGTTAAAAGTTAGATCTCGATTATTATCACCGTAATAATGGGTAAAATCATCTTTATCTTGATAACAGTCAAACCCAATAATAGTTATAGGCAATCTTAATATGCATGTTAAATACAGAATAGCGTTTAATCCACTTGAAGGAATTAAATCACATCCAAAATTTGTAGCAATTTCGGTCATTTTTCGAGAATCTTCTTTGTCTAAAAAATCAAAATCATCAGGATCAAGTTCTAAACACTTCCTAAGATGTTCCCTAATAAAAGATTCGCTCTTATAATGTTTATATGGTAGCATACAAAATCCTTTTAGTTTGCTTATATCTCTACCCTTGATTCTCGACCATTTAGAAGGTCCAACAAACCAATGGGTAGTTTTACTACCGACATGTTGTTCAAATCCATCAGTAACCCAATCATTTAATCTAATTATTATCTCATGATTATTTATAACAGGGCCTTTTTTTCTTTTTAAAGTACTTGGTCCGTTCCCTACTAATATAATTCTATCGCTCTTTTTAAATTTCATCTACCATCCTTTTAATACTTCCTCATATTGTTTGATGTAGTCTTGCACTACATCTTTTGGATTCCAAAATTTTTCCATATACAATTTAGCTGATTTTCCTTCTATTTTCCATTGCTGTATATTTGTTTCCTGTGATCCAAGTAGCTCAATCCAAAAACTAAGCGATTCCTCCAAGTTATCAAGCGTGCAATTCCATATTGGTAATATATGATCATATTGATATAGTTTATTTCCAAGAGTTTCAGATATATTAACAACCACCAACTTTCCCAATGCCATTCCCTCAAGCGTACTTCGATGATAACTACCAGTTTTAACTTCATCAATAATGATATGACACTTCTTTTTTCGTTCCAAACATTCACTATGATCAATCATTTTGCCAGGAACATCTATTTCGATGTCTAACTCTTTCGATAACCGCTCTAAAATTGGCATAGTCTCTTCATAGCCTTTATCAAAGTATTCATTATTCTTTCTATATGTAGAAGGGTAATAACCTATTCTTATTTTTGTGTCACTTGCTTGATCTGCGTTTTCAAAAACTTCTGTGTCAAAGTTAATCACATTACGCATAGGTATACAATCAGCATATTCTGGTAATGTGCAGTGATACTGCAAAAGAGTTAATCTTTTTTTTACGGGAGCATCAATATTCAAAAACGGGTTGATCGGTTCGCTATGATATTGAATTAGACAAGGTTTACCAGCATCAAAAAATTGATTGTGATAATGAACAAAATCAGCACTTTTAAGTTCTTCAATAACATCAGTCACAAAACTTTCATGTTTTGTATGCCGGTTAATAGCTTCACTTATTGCATCCGGTGCCATAGCTAATTTTGTTTTTTTATAGTGTGCTATTATCACATTAATTATCCTCCATTTCATTTTTTCTATATGGATTTAACTGTCTATATCCTTTTTTAAATCTTTCCATCATTTGCCTTCCAATCTCTCTTAAATATTCGATTTCTGAATCATTTAAAGATCTCGCAGTCCCTCTATATTCTGGGTGAGGTTGTGCCCACCACGCCTCTTCCTGTTTCCAAAGATTTGAACCTTCCCAACCAACATATTCAACTGATAAGACTCTTAAAAAATTATAAGTTCCGTCTTTTTCTTTACCGGTTAAAATAAAATCACCCTTCTCAATCTGCGGATTATTTTTCCGCACAAAACAAGACCAATTATAAAACCAATTTTTCTTTGTTTCTCTGTACTTTTTAAACGATATTCTTTTTATGTAATTATGTATCTGATATATGCATAAATCATCACTTTTGTCTTTACTACTTGCTTTTCTGCTATCTTTATATCCTATTGCATCATATAAATTAGCGTTTTTAAAATTTGCTCCTTTTAAATCAGTTGCAGACAAATCACAAGATTGCATATTAGCATGTTCAAAATTTGTAAAGCGCAAGTTTGAATTACAAAGTTTACAGCATTGCATCATTGTGTCAGAAAAATTAGCGTGCTTTGCATTAACACCTTCAAAATTGGAATGAAACAAAGCAGCCTTTGAAAAGTTAGTTCCAACTAAGTTACAACCTGAAAAATCAGAATTATCTAAACTCCAATCTGAGAAGTCAAGTCCTGATAAATTAAAACCTTTGAAATCAAAATGTGAGAATATAAAATGATGGGAGTTTGTAATTATTGGATAACTAACTATTCGATACATCCAGCCGACCCATCGCCGAAGTGGACCATTATAAATCTCTAAAAAAGCATCTTGAGGTGAATTAAAATCAAATCCGTTAGGATATAATTTATTGAACAGTCTATATCCTCTACTATACCATTTTGCGCCTGCTTTAAGCAGGTGTTCTTTTGTAATTTTAATCGTTATCTCCATCATCTATACCACCATATTTCCAAAGTAAAACATCGCAACCCGATGATTTTCACTCTCGCCTAAACATTTACTACCAAGCGACTCCCACTTTTTCCTATCATAATGTACATGATGAGTTTCATATTCATTGTCATATACGGCACCTTGTGGCATTACTACAATTGGAGCATTAACAAACACTCCGAACCTGCTTACCCGCATTGCATCGGATAAGGTAGGTATAATATCAGGCTCTGGTATATGTTCCAGACTGTCTCCAAAAACAACATAGTCAACGCTTTTTGATGGCAACTTTCTAAGCATGAATCTCATATCATCAATTTCTATATCTTTATAGCATTCATGGAATAGACCATACTTATCTTTTAATATAGCTTTTAAATTCTCATCGTTGATATAAGCCGCGTGAATTTCTACTCCATAAATATCAACATCATCTCCAAATACATTTTTTATTGAATTTCCTACAATCCCAACGCCAACGCCACAATCAAGTATTTCTAATTTCCTATCATTACAAATAGTTTTAAAACCAATTTTCATCGCATCAGTCATGTACTTATGCGTGTCAAATATACTAAATGGCATTACTACCCCTCCAAATAATTTGCAATATCAATTTTATAACCGTGCTCTTCAAAGAATTCGCGGTTATAAGTTTTTCCTTTTTGATAATATCGATTGTAAACATCATCAGTAACTGGTAATTTCCAATATTCAAATTCGTTAACAAACCATACTAAAAAGAACGCATTCATTTTTTTTCTTATATTGTACAACCATCTCAATTGATGCTCTTTAATGTATGTTTTTTTAAGCGTGCTACCGTTTTCTATAGTTTTAAGTTCAAACATATAAAGCGCCAATTGATCATCTTTGGATATTGTATAGCCTATAAAATCAGGAAGTCCTTTCCCTATATATGTACCAGAATGTGTACGGTTAGGTGAAGTTTTAAGAATATCAAAGGCTTTATATCTATATTTAAGGTGCTTATTTCTATCTATTATAACTTCTTCGAATTTTTTGCCGTGATTAATCATTCATCACCTCTTATATATAACATATTTTTAATCAATTTGTACACTTTTTTTATCATTTTTCTTGTATTTTTCTAAATTATTTTTTATTTGTAATATATGTTGCGTTACAGCATGCCTTTTAACACCTAATATTTGTTTTATCTCATCAATTGATAAACCATTATATAACATTTCTAATATTTCACGTTTTCGAGGTGGTAGTTTAGGGAGTAATTTAGGAATTTCATAATCTAAAATACTTTTATCAATAAATTCATACTTATCATAATGGCACACATTTAATATTTTTTTTGCTCTTTTGAAAGCTACAACCTGTTTTTGTTCTTTTTTTAAATAATTTAAAATCATCCATCTCACATATATATTTATATAAGATGTTAATTTACAGCTTTTTCTATTATCATATTTTTTTAATGCAACAAAAACAGCTTCGTTGGCCACTAAATACAATTCTTGCTTATCTTTATAAGTATTAAAGTGTTTATCAACCACTATTTTAGCAATATCATAATAGTTCATTTCAATTTAACCCATAACCTAAATTCTTAAAATTATATTCTTTCCTGTTGTGTAGCGCTGTCATGATAGTAATTTTATCAATTAATGTATCACAATGAAATAAAATGTGATTCATTTCTTTTAAATCAGATTCATTTAAATTTTTCATATCTAATTTTATTATTTCTTTTATTAGCTCATCAACTTTGCCGTTCAATTCTTTTATTAGCTCTTCCATATAACCTCTATAAACAAAAACTTTTAAATTCTTCTACTTCAGATTTAGATATTATCATAAAAACCGTATGCAACGGCCTATTAAATGCCATTTTTGACAACATAATTACATGTTTTAAATGTTTAGATATGCGTTTTAACCGTTTATCAGAATTGTTCAAAAAGTACATTGGGGCAAATAAAAGAATATGACCATTATCAGTTAATATATTATGTAACTTCCATAATACATCTTCCATATATTGAGCTCTAAATGGTGGGTTACACAGAATCAAATCAAATTTAGATTTATTGTTATCTATAAAATATTCAATATCAATTAATTCACAATAAATATTTCTAAATAAAGGATTATCGCTAAATTTATCCATGCAGTTTTCTGCAAATTTGCAGTTATTTTCTATCATTAAACATCTATCAAATTTGAAAATAGAACTTGCTGCAAAGCTTAAATTTCCAGTGCCAGAAAAAGCATCTAAAATATCAATATGTTTTTCACCAACAAATGGTATTGATTTTTTAAAGCATGATTTAGCCAATTCAATTGGAGTAAATATGTTATATTCTATATCTGTAGCAGTTGCACCCCTGGAAGTTCTTTTTATATTGCCTTCTGAATCTTTACCTTTAATTGTGAACAATTTATCACCTCATATAATAATATTCTAATAAAGATAATAAAAATTTAAGTATGCGTGTATAAATTATTATAAATTAATAGTTAAAAAATATTTTAACTTTTTTATAAAAAATGCTTGACGATTTGAAATAGATGTTTTATATTTTGAGCATAAGTTAAAAAAAAGTTAGGAGGAAATTATGTACAAGCATGTAATTCAAAAAAAGTATTCTCGATCGGGAAAAAGCTTAATAACTGTAGAATTTGTAATCATTGAAGTTGAGGATAAGGAATACCAATTTCAATGATGGAATTAATTATCTATTTTGCAAGGATGATAAGGTTCTTTGCGAGATAAATTGCGATGACAAATTGCTTTTAGAGATGGGCGGAGTGAAAATAGTAAAAGAATACGGTGTTAGATGAAAGATGCATTCTACTCAACATCATCATGTGACTGGAAGCTTAAACAAACAAAGCCCCGCATAGTCGGGGCGATAAATAAGGAGTTAACTATGCATGATATTAAAGAACATGAAACAGAAAGATTAAACCTGCTTTCTACAATACAAATATATGCTGATAAATATTTAACCGATGAAATAGTATTTAAAATAATACATATTAATACCATTTATTTAATTGGTAAAGATTTAAAGATTACATCACCTGGGAAACCAGGTATATATAACCTTCGAGAATTTGACCATAGTTTTTTAAGTATGGTGGTTAGAAATTTAGAGACTGATTTGCATTTTTGGGATAAAACTAATTAAATGGAGGCTAAATGAATCTAACTAATAAAAGCGCTATCTATATTGATAGCAAAGTACATGAGCAATTAAAAAAAATAGCAGAAGAAAAGAATCAACGATTTCACCGTTATGTTAGTAACTTACTGAAAGAGTTATTGGAGGAAAAATTTGACGGTAAAGAATAAAGATACTATCTTTAAAAAAACAATTCTCGGTTATTTAGAAATAAGACTAATTGACAATATTTTCAACAGATGCTCAGATCTAAATTCATGCTCTGACATTGATGGGAATATATTTATTACTCATAAGGGGCGACCACACATATTACAATATTTTGTAGATATACATAGCACTAATTATTTTTTTATTAAAATTTATTGCAAGTGGTATGAAATTATTGATAAAAATATTGGGAAAGTACCGGTGTTGGGCGATGAAAAAACGTTAGAAGAATTTTGTTATGATAAATTTGTTGAATATACTTACAACCGAGCATATATAGAAGAAAAAAGAGAAGCATTTTTTGTTTATGATGGAATTTTAAAGCCTATAAAGGCAACTGAATATTTTAAATTATTAGATTAGGAGAAAGATATGGCAACATTTAAAAAAGCAACTAAAAAACAAGCTCGTTTAAGAGCTGCAATTTACGGACCATCAGGGAGTGGAAAAACTTATTCTGCTTTAAGAATAGCGAAAGGCATGGGGGGTTCTATTGCTGTTATAGATACTGAGCGTGGAAGTGCTTCGAAATATAGTGACCAATTTGATTTTGATGTTTGTGAGCTGGAAATTTGTAATATTCAAGCGTATATCAACGCAATAGAAGAAGCGAAAGATTATGATATACTTATAATTGACAGTCTTTCCCACGCATGGCAAGAGTTACTAGAAGAAATATCAATTTTATCAAATTCTTCAAAATATAAAGGTAACGATTGGAGAGCATGGTCTGAAGGTACGCCCAAACAAAAGAAATTTGTAAATTCTATTCTTAGATCTAATTCTCATATAATTGTAACAATGAGATCTAGTACTGAGTGGGCTACTCAAGATTCAAATGGTAAAAAAACTATTTCACGAATTGGTTTAAAGCCTGAGCAAGGAAAGGGGATAGAATATGAATTTGATTTACTGTTGAATATTTCAACTGACCATATTTGCACTATCGAAAAAGATCGTACAGGTAAATTTCAAGACAAAACAATAAATTTGATTGACGAAAAGTTTGGTAAAAAGTTAGCGGATTGGTTAAATGTAGGTGTGCCTATTGATAATGATGATTGGTACGCAAAATTATATACTTTACACAAAGAAAAAACAGATCAAAGATTTAAATCGAAAAGTGAATTTATAGATTATATTAAATCAACCTATCAAATAATGGTTAATCACAACAATTACAAGCAATCTTACGAATCTCTTTTCTCCTATTTCCAAAGTTGTGAGGTTAGTGCTGTTAGTGCTAACCCTACAACCGAGGAGAAAACAGAAACTACTGATTTGTTAGGAAATAAACTATGAGTAAAACATTATATAATATAGCTGATGAATTCACGCAGCTACTCAATAGTATTGAAAGCGATGAAATTGATGAAAGCCTTGGTAAACAGTTAGAGGCTTTATCTATAGATTTTGATAAGAAAGCTGAAAATATCGTAAAAATTATTAAGATGTATAAGAATAGAATTTCGGTTATCAAAGATGAGGTTACACGACTTAATGATTTAAAATCAAAATCAGAAAAGAAAATTGATTATTTGAGTAGCTATCTACACCATGAAATGGATATTGTAGGTAAAAAGAATATCGAAACCAATACGATGAAAATATATATTCAAGCCTCCCCACCAAAAGTCGATATTATTAATGAGTCTGAAATTCCTAAAAAATATAAGCTTGAAAAAACAGAAACAAAAACCGACAAAAATCAAATCAAGCTTGATATCAATAATGGTATTGAGGTTAAAGGCGCTATTTTAGTGCAAGACTCAACATTAAGGTATAAATAGGAGAAATTATATGGATATAAAAAAAATTGATGGCAACACTAAATTTAACAATGAAAAAGACGCTAATGAAGCATTGATAGAGTTATCAAATAAATTATCATCAAAATATTGCCCTCTTATACAAAGACCATGCAAAGGAAATTATTGTATGTCTTTTTTTAAAGGCAATATAAGATGTAAAGATGGTTATGGCTATATTCTGATAAATTTACCAAGATGCAATAATGCTCTTGTATATGGCTATATTGAACATGATGGATTATGTTAAATTCATTTTTTCCTACCGGTGAATTAGAAAATAGCGTTGCTAAAACCATTTCATCGGATGTATTATTTGAATAAATTTTTGGAGACCAATATGACAGAAAAAGAAAAAATTGAAAAAATGATTGAAACAAAGAAATTTCAAACTGATTTAGGCGTTTATTTACCAAATTTTAATGAGTTTAAAGATATTGAGGAGGAGGTTAATCATGACAATTGATCAAGAAATAGAATACATGAATGAATTAATAAAACAAATTCGATATAAAAGTCTTGAAGTGAACGGCAAAACAAATGATAGTTATACGAAAGACGTATCTGATTCAATACGATCTATTGCTTTAACAATGCAACAAAGTATTGATAGGATAAAGACTATAGTTAAAGAATATCAAATTGGCATGGCTGATGATTGGAGGTAATGGTGAACTTGCAAATTTATGATTCAAATGGTAAAGAATTTAAAGATGGTGATTTTTTTATTTTGGATGCGACTTTTATTGATATGAGGCTCTGTCAAATAGGGTTTAACCCATCGATTGCTTCTTTTGAAGCAAAAATATTTGACGGCCTAAACAATAAAATCTCATGGGAAAGAGAGCCACTCAGCGATTACATAAGCTACGAAAATTCTTTAGATGCTTACCTTATTAAAGGAAGTAGAATAATTAACTCTAAAGATATTACATTTTTTCAGACAGAAATTTTTTCTGGTAAAAAAATAATGGCTTGGACCATAAAAAAGCGGATAACTGATTTCTATGAAGCTATTAAGTGGATTCGGGAAAAACCAGAAATACGGTCAATGAATTTATTAGATGAAAAAGGCAATATTTTAAATTCTTTTTTCATGCGTAAAATTCACCATATAGATTATCGGTATTTGTCTTACCGGTTAAATGGCGAAATTCATACAGTTGATTTTAATGAAGCGGTTTTAGATGGTCAATATGAATTAATAGAGAAGAAGGAAGACGAATCATGAAACAAGGCATAGCGTTATTGTTACTAACAACTTTTTTTGCTATAATGCTAAATCAAAATTTGCCTTTTCAATTACTTTTTGTTATATTTGTTGTATCATTACCGGTTTCTGCTTGGTTCGGGTGGCTCAGTCATGGAGCTGTAAAAATAAACTTAAACAATGAATTAATAAGCTATCTACACAATGGTAATTCGATAACAGCAAAATTTAAAGAGCAAAAAGTTTGCCATTTTTGTGGTGCTGAATCAAGCGAGATTTTTTACACTAATCAGCATGGCATTATACGGCCTTTTTGCTCTAAGTGTGTTACGGCAATCATAGACGGGTTAAATATAGTTGAATATGATCAAAATCAGAAGAGGATAGGATGAATTTAGAATCGGCTAAAAATGAGATATTAAAAAATATACACATACTTGAATTTAAAATAAATTTGTTAGAGACTAATAAATCTGATGTAACTATTAAATACTCAGACTTAGATAAATTAAAAGATCAACTTGAAAAACAGATAAAAATATTACTTGAATATAGGAGTTTACAATGAAACTAACATTAAAAGCAGGCCAATACTATCAAGTATACAATGGCGATAGAATTGAAGCTACTTCAGGAAAAACGATTAGTCAATGGTGGAATAAAAATCCATCTGAAGCGATTCATATTGTTGGTGATGATAGAATTAATAGGACATATCTACCAAGCATTGATGTTTTAGAACTCGATGAACCTGAGAAAGAATATACATTTTATGAAGTTTTAAAAATATTATTTGTCGATGAAAACAGAATTTTTTATAGGAAAGACAGAAAAGATTATTTAGAATTTGTTATTAAACAAAAGGGTGATGTATTAGTAAACGGGCGTGATGATATTTTTGTAGTTGAGCGAAAAGATATAGACAATCTTTGGATTGAGGTTAAAGAATGAAATATTTATTATTATTAATAAGGTTAAAATTAATACCATTAGAGGAATGGTATTTATGTGAAAATATCGGAGGTGGATTTAAACTATCAGCAAGTTCTCTATTAGACAACAGGTATGATATATTTTTTCATCCCGACATGGTAATGCGTATATATTTTAAAGATAAAGTTTATGAAATATCATATAAATATAATAATATTTATAAATTTGTCAAAAAGCTATATAGAATTTTGTAGGTGAAATATTATGACAATAGAAGAATATCAAGAAAAAGCAATGAGGACAGCTAACCATGATATAGAATCTATTTCATATCGCAAAGATAGTGAGACTATGATTAAGATTGATCATGCTTTGATTGGAATGGTAACAGAGATAGGTGAACTTGCAGATGCTATTAAGAAATTTGAATATTATGGACAGCCATTAGACAGAGAAAATATCAAAGAAGGCTTGGGCGATATCATGCGGTATTGGTCACTGGCAATTGATTCAATGGGTTTTAATGTTCAAGAAGTTTTAAATTATAATATTGAAAAGCTGTCAAAACGCTACCCAGATGGTTTTAATGAAAAAAGTGCGTCTGAACGTAAGGATAAGAAATAATTATTTGGAGGATATATGAAAAATAAAGAAATTAGTATTAATGAAAGAATTGGTTCACTTGTAAAAAAACTAATTATGTTGGTTTTAGTTTTATTATATCGAGGTTTTTTTGTTATGTTGTCATTTAATATGATAGCTGATAAGATTTTGGTTATCGATTTTAGATTAAACATTTATTCTTCGATTGCTGTTTTAATGCTAACAAAAATACTATTGGGTAATATTTCAGATAATGAAAACACAAACAAAGAAGAAGTTGAATTACCAATTGATGGTTTATTAGCAATATCATTATGTACTTTAATAATTTATATATGTTACTGTTTAATTTAACCGGCTTAGTTTTAAGCGTGAAAATTTACTGAAAAATATCAAACTTTACAGCACTACTATTTAATGATGTTAGTGCTTATTTTAATTCTTTTATATCAACACAACTAATCGAATTCCCATCTATAGTTCTAGTATACATTTCATCAACTTGTGTTTCTTCATCAACTTCCTGTAAACTATATTCTACCAGGTCAATATTAAAATAACCATTTACATCAGACAAGCGGCTTAATATAGTTCGTGGATTACCAACATCAACGACATAACACAAAGTACTATCATCAGTTTGAATATTTAAACTATATTTACAGTCTTCCATTTTATGTAAAACCTTTTCAGATACTATCATTTTAACCTCTCACTATATTTTTTTCCACAATAAAATGCCTTCACAGCTTTTTCGTCTCTGTAATATCTAACCAAATCAAAACTAAAAGCTTTTCCGTCACGATGCATAAAACAAAAACCTTGCTGCCAATTTGGGTAATCCTCCATGTAATCAGCCTTCATAACATCACACAAATGTCCACACTCCACCCATTGTATATCTATGCCATCAGCTGTATAATTTACTATTGCTAATCTATGAGTGTGTGCACTTATACCAAGTGACATATGTCTAAGCATTTCAGCATGAGCGCTATAACCGCTATATTTACCAACTTTATTACCGTGTTTTATCATTACGGTGTCGTAATAATTCCAAGATTTCTCAATATATTTTATATCTAATTCATTTAATCTTAGTAGGTTATCAACTTTAAGCGCTCGCAAATTTGAAAGTGCTCTGGCGTTGCTCATCAAGAATTTCTTAAGCCTTGCCTCGTGGTTGCCTTTCAAATAATGCCATTCAGTTTCTGGTAATCCTCTTTTCATAGTACTTAATAAATCAAAGGCTTCGTCGGCCTCGAACTGTATGTCGTCCTTTCGATTTGGATCCTTATCAAATCGTGAAACTCCGTAGAAGTCTACAACATCACCCAATAGAATAGTCTTATCATAATTAAATTGCTGGTCGTTGACTATTTTCATCATTAATCGTATTGCTGGCATGTCATGATAGGGGCAGTGAAGGTCAGGAATTATTATAGAAGTTGCTGAATTTGGTATTTGATCGAATGAAACACGGCGATATCTGTTGAGAGTCTCACCATTAATTTTGAATCGTTTAAGCGCTCGATTATCTCCATATTTAGCTGCATAATCCAATATTATTTTTTGTCGATCTTGTGAAATCATCTTAACTCACAAACTTTATTACATATATGCAATATATAACGTATTTATATGCTATTTGTGCGATTTTATTATAATTTGTTACGAGTAAATGGAATATAAAATAATTATAAAAAAGTTAAAAATAAATTTGACTTTTTAAATTTTATATGTTATATTTGGGATATCAGCGATTGAGAAAATCGAAAAAAAGTTAGGAGAAACAAAATGAAAACAACAATTTGCAAAATAAATAAGTATAACTACCTTGCTGAGGTAGAGATTAAAATAGAAAAACACCCAGTGTATTCAGCCACTGGATGGTCGATCGGAAAAGACGAGCGGATTGGAGTCCAAGATAAATTTCTTGGACATAAATTAGTTGCTGTATACGGGGAATCGACCGTATATAGCGATATTTTGACTTCGATCAGTGATGAAAAGATCATTGCTGACCAATTAATTGACAAGCTAATTGATCAGATAAACAAAAAAATCATAGATAGAGCTCCAAAAACCTCTATCTATAACCATTATGTTTCACAAGATGATAGACCGTCTTGTGAAGACGACTTTGAAGCTCTTTGGGCAAATGACTTTTTTGCCCTTTGGGGCGATTATAAGCTTTGCGAGATAGTAAAAGCTTATAAGAACGGGAAAAGAGGAACCCGCACATTTGAAGAGCCTGTTCTTACACAGGTATCTAAAAAAGAAAGCAGTGATATACGTAAATGGTATATTACTGTTGAAAAGTGGGAGGACGATGATCACAGTGCTTGTCTTCCACAAGTAGCTCGTTATCAACACATAACAGGTACTTTTAGAAAAGAAAAAGCTGACGATGGCTATACATGGGGAATCATCGTCGATTTAGAGGGGAAATTGTGGGATTTCCCTTTGACAGACGGTTTAGGAACTATTTTTTATGAAGTTAAGGAGGTGGGAAAATGATACTCTTAAACGCTTTCTCATTGAACATGTTCCCCAAAGGAGCGTATAATATTAATTTTGAGGTTATAAACCTCGATAAAGCGCGCTTCTATGCGAGACATTCGAAATCGTACATAGGCCATAAAGATTTGTGTATGATTTTAGAAGGACTATTACAAGTGGATGTTCCTTGTAACAGGACAAACGTATCTCTATCTGTTGGGGATAAGTTTATGGTGGCACAATACACAGGACCACGATTACCTGAAGGAACAATAAAGCTGCCTGAAGGTTCTGATATTACTTTCTGGTATGGTTTCGTAACTCAAAGCCCCGCTTAGTCGGGGCGATAAATTAAATATAAGGAGAATAATCATGAGTTTAATAATTATTTTAATTGTTGTATTAGCTTTAGTTTTAGGTCTATTAAGCATTAATTACAAAAAAATCTATCATAATCCTGCAAATAATGCAATCTGCGGGATCCCTGACAACATTTTTACCAGAATGTTAGTATTTTTTGGGTTTGATTTCTTCACAGATGACCCTAATGCGGCTGAACACATTAGAAACGAATGGGAAGGCGAACGACTTTGCAAGAAAATTAGAAAAGAAAAAGAACAAAATGAAAAGCAAAAAGAAAAAGAACAAAATGAAAAGCAAAAAGAAAAACCCACGAAAATATACTATACAGAAGATCAACTAAGAGATATCCATCACCGTGTATATGGTGGATGTGGAAAAATAGAAAATTAATTTCAAACCTTATAAGCGGTGATTCGTCCGGTTTCATCGCTTCTTTGCAACTTTTTTACCACCCAGGTATTGGATAGAAAGGTAAATCGATCACCTAAATCTATCTCTTCTATCCACTTGTTAACAACTTCAATATCAATAAGTGTATAAGGATTCTGCTTAGCAGTTATATAAGAGTAGGCCGCTGCAAGTGCATGCTGAAGCCATCCGCTTAATGGTTTTGAATTACTTTCAACTATCCAGAGAGTTGGAGATATATCAAAAGTTTTGAATCCATATTTTTTCCTACTGCTAACCGCTGTCATAGGATTATAATCTTTCAAAGCAAGTTCAAAATTTGGACTTGAAATTTTCCAGTCATTATAAATTTCGTTATCGCTATAATCCTCTTTGTATGATATTATCATATTTTCAGGCAACGCATAGGCTGGAAGTGTAGTAAATAAAGGACTCCAAAATCTTAATTTATTGTTTTGTACCCATATATCAACCACAAAAGACTTTGCAAAATTATTAATTACATCATATATAGTATTTTCATATGCTGTAAGGTTAAAATCTACCCCAGCATATACAGAATAGCTTTTGAATAATGCATTAAGCCTATTATAACTGCTTAGATCAATATAATCAGTTGCATCTATCTGTTGAAATAGATTCCATAATACTTCGCATGGTGTTGAAATTGATTCTATACCGTAAGAAAAAGTGATATATTGAGATAGGATTGAATCTAATTTTGGTATAACTTGGATTTTGCTGATTCCTGACATTTGATCATAATTGAGAATGGTTAATTCACCAGCGGTTAAAAGCCCACCATCATCTTTATAAATTGATGCTTCTATTACTGGACTTGAATTTAGGATTGATTTTTCGTTAGAAGGTTTAAATTCATCTACCCCAACCATATCAAAGTCAATTCGATCAACTGTAATAGCATCTTTTAGCTCAAATTGATAGGTGAATCGCTTGTTGAGTTGGTAATTGGTTAAAGATAGGTTGTCAATATATAATTGCATTAATAAATTCCTATATTAGTGAAATCTACATCTCTATCAATATACAATTTTAATGAAAAACCAGATAAAACAGTTATAGATTTTTCATATAGTTCATTAATTATTGAATTATATTCTATATCTGTTGGTTCAACTTTTGCGATATGTCCACATAGCAAATCAACATTTTGAACAGGATTTGTAAAATTAATTGGATAGTAATCATTTGAAATAACCACATTTTGAATTTGAAAGACTGTTGATGTTGGATCATATTTAGCTGTGCCTGTATAATTATTTCCTGATTTAGAAAATCGAACAACTTTATCATCAATTAATGGTGTTACAGTACCGGAATAAATTGCAGTAGCTGTTGTGTTTGGATAAGTATAAATAACATCAGTAATTGGTTCTGTTTTATCCAGTAATACCTCAAAAAAGTTGTTATATTGTACTATAGCTTTTAATGATTCATAATCCTCAAGCGTTAATTCTTGATTGTCTCCCCAAACTAATTCAATACAATTGAAAGGAATGTCATTATCAAGAACATAAGTACTGGCTATAGTTTTATTACCGACTAATTGTTCTTGACTAAATGATATATTTATTTCATCAGGAACAGGTAAATCATAGTAGGCTAATGCATCAGTGGTATCAAGTGTGTAGTAGCAATTGTAAGCACCTGCAAAATATAAGACAATACCTAAAGTTGTAATTTTATAACCTTCAGTAGGATGCCTCATTCTTAAATCATCGTTAAGAATATCTTTAAATAATATTTTTGATATACTTGTAACCGCTGTCGAATTAATATATAACTGAGCTTCTCCATAAGTATGTTGTTCTGTTGTAGTTCCATCAACAGTTGCATCTCCAAAATCTGTATCAAATGGTAAAGACATTATATTAGCTATCATAGTTAGATCAAGAGGAAAATCAAAGTTGTCAAAAGTTCCATAACCGAAAAATGTATTATATTGAAAATCAGCATCATTAACACCTGTTGCCTCCACATAATACATGCCACTATATATATTTTTAAATAAATTTCTATTGAGTATTAGACCTGAAAAAGTTGCTGTTGGCAAGAAACATTCATTATTCCCGTATATATCCCACTCACTATTTTCAATCCAATTATTATATAAAGCTAAATTTTTAGCAATAAACGCCCAGTAAGTACCCTCTATATAGCAATATTTTGGATATATTAATTGCTTATCATTATTTACTTGTATTGCAGACTCACAATAAATAGGATCATATTTTATACCTTGTGTTCTAAATCCATAGTCAGGAAAAGACGCGGAAGCTTCACCAGGATTTGTATATGCAGCTGTAGGTAATGTAAAGTTTGATGGATAAGTAACATATGGTAAAGTCCCTATACCAAATCTAACTTCATCCATATATCCAGTGTAGTAATATGCCGTCCCGAAATTTGTTCGCCCAATATTTACAGTAGTAATGCTATTTAAATTATATGCGGACAGATCAACACTGCCAAAAGTAGCAGTTTGATTAACACCATTAACCCAACATTCAAGACTATCATAATTTCTACATATATAAAAATGTGTCCATGTATCAGCTACCCATCCAGTCGCATTAAATTGTGCTTGAGTCCCATTTGTCAGAATTTGGAATTTAGGCCCTGCTATTGTTCTTATTGTTAATTCATGAGTTGAACTACCATCATTTGCAGTAAAAAGTGTTTGTGTTCCTATAGCTGGCATATATACCCAACATTCAAACCACCATTGTTCAGTACCTGCGTTAAAATCAGCGACTGTCCCAACATTCATATAATCAGAACCATCAAAATAAATCGATGTGGCCCCAAATTTCTTTTGAGTTGTAGAATGTTGTGTGTTACCTACCGGTGTCAATGTTCTACCATAATTCGAACTATCATTAAATGTTGTACTTCCATTGGTAGTATTAGAATGTAGTAATAATTTAGTGTTTGTTTGCCCCGTATATTCACCAACATTGATCAACGAATTTTGGATTTGTTTTAGGAAATAAGCACCTACATTGTATACTATATCATTATAATATACAGATAGATAAGGGATAAAAGATTCATTTGATATTTGTTCACCATTATCTAAAAGTTCTAAATTCTTACTTTTAATTCTGATGACAGGATAAGTTGTATAATTATTTAAATTATATTTAGTTGTATATGTTGCCAATTCAGTATATTTTATATCAAGATAAATATTAGACGATATCTTTGTTGATGTGCCAACGCTAATTAAATAAGTTCCATCGTCTGAACTATAACCTAATTGATTATTACCAAGTGTTAGAAATTGACCATCACCCATATGTGCAATATCTATAGCAGTCACAGTACTATTCTCATAGCTACCGAGACCATTAGGCTTTAAAGCAAAATAAGCAATTTTTGTCATTGAATGAACATAGAAATAACCGTTGTGATAAGCGAAATCAGTTACATCAGCGGCTGCTATTTCTGCAACAACACTACTATCACAAGTTGCAAGTATTGCAAAATTATCAGTAACATCATTAATATTATATATTTCAAAATGATCAGTATCATAAGCTAATAGATAAACAGCATCATCGCTTGTTTGCTGCTCTGCTAAATATGTGTATGTTACTCCAGCGATGTTATCAGTGACATCAAGAGAGTCATTATCAATATCATATTGTACAACATCCTCGTCACCCATAGCACAAATAAGGTAACCATCTTTTAAGATTGGTCTTCCCATATGTGTATCAGCATTTGTCAAACCGGTAACCGTTTCAAGTGTTTCTATTGTTGGTGTTGACGAATCTACATAATTATAATATTTTAAACGTCTAATTTCTACAGTAGTAGCATTAGTAGCATATACGTGATAGTAAGCACCCTTATAAGCAAAGCCTTTTAAGCCGTCTAAAGTTACAGGAACTGTTGGATAATTATTTCTAACATCTACATGATAGGTCGAATCTTGTATAGTAGGATAGCAATCTTCCGCTGCATAAATACCACTAAGGAACTCAATGTTGATGGCTTTCGGAGGTTCGTAAATTCCTGAATCAGTAATCATTATTTGATATTTAGCTGATGTAATGGCATCGATTGCCCCGTCAAGAGTTAACTTTGGGGCTGAACTAGTGCCAGCGTCTGAATCGTCACCATCTTTTGAGACATATATAGTTGTTGAATCTGAGTTAGTTACTTCTGTTCGTTGTACTGTTTGACCATCAAGTATCATGTCGTCTGTGCCGACTTGTTGGCTGGTTTCTGTGTAATTTTTTTGTGGCCATTTTAAAAATCTTATTTTTCCGTCTGGGAGTTGCATTTATAATTCCTTAATATATATTATAAAACTTCTATCGTTTGCCCTGAATCGTTCATTAGATAAGTGCCTTTGGATTTGTAATCATAATAAACAGTTGTACATATCCCGTCTTTCCAATATTGACAAACTGATGTTGTGGCATCATTTTTTTCAAGCCAAATTTCAACTTTTGATAAATCTTTTTTCTTTAAAATCTCTTTTAACTCTTCTAATTCGGTTTCAGAATATTTAAATTCTTGATATTGATCCCAAAAAATTTTAAAATTTGATGGCCATTCAGCATTGAAATAGCCTGTATCTTTAAATAAATCAAATATTTGTGATAATATTTCTTGTGGAAAGCGATCAATCTTGATTTCTCTAAAGTGAGATTTTTGGAATTCCTCTATCCTATCAATAAAAAACCATCCGCAATTATGATACAACTTTAAAATCATACTATCTACCTAACTATCTAAAATAAATAACTAAAAATTAGTCCGTTAAACTTCTTTTCTAATTGCTTCATTTCTATTTGGACGCTTATAAGAAACATGAATCCAAGTACTACCATTTGATTTCCTTGTTTCTAAAAGGCATTGATCAAATTCAAGCTCTTTAATTATCCATTCATAAACGTCTTTAATATCACCTTTGATTGGTCTAATGTCAGCTGCTCGACCTAACATATGATCTGAAGTTTGCGAACCTTTGACAGCAAGATTAAGAGCTTCACAACGATATCCTGAAGTTATTTCTATCGGTCCAAATTTATCTCTAACTGGTTGCAAAACAGCTTCACAAAGAGCGATTAAATTATATAATATTGCTTTGTTTGGTACTTTGTTATTAATTTTATGTAGTTTTGCAGTTTCGCTATCTTCGAACTCATGCAGTCTAAAATTTTTACTTAATTGTATCATTATTCCTCCGTTAACTATCCATATTCACAGATTTAACTTTACTCATTGTGTTAGCGATTATAGATATTTGAATGGTAAGATCGGTAAGTACTTTGGTAATATTTTCTTGTGTCCTGATAACCTCTTCGTTGACGAAATTTGATTGGTCAACCTTGTGTTGTACGTCGTTCAGAGTGCTTTTAATATCTTTTATTCCATCTGAGACATCATTTGTGCCTTTGTTATCAGCGCTATTTGGTATTTTAGACATAAATAACTTCACCACTTGCCATATTATATAAGCAGCGCCTAATCCTGCTCCTGTCCATAAGCTCTCACCCATTTCAAAACCTATTCTTATTAATAATAATTAGCGCTACCAAAATAGCAGCGCTAATTATAGCGATTAATATAACCGCTATTTCCGACCCTCCACCCTAACCATACTTTTGTATGATAACTGACTCGAAATTTATTTTAACAACTATACTCAGTTATTCGATTTCTTTAACTTCACTGGCTTGTTCAAGTAGATAAGAAGCGGCTTCAAATTTACTTTTATCACGTACACTTTCAGCTTTTACACCTGACACCATTGTAACGCCTACAACTAAAACAGATGCAATGATTTCAATAAACTGCTCTGAAATAATGCCATGCAAAGCGCCTAAGGTGGCAAATCCAAACGCAAATAACATTAAAATATTTTGTTGACGTTGAATCCAGGGTTTGCGGTTTTCATCTGTGATGACTTGTTTTGCTTTTTCGTCCATCATACTTCCTTAAAATAAGTATGACGGTTATATTTCAAACCATCATACTGCTTGGAGACTTCAATTATTAACACAAATTCAAAGAATCTGTATATTAAATATAACTAAAATACATTGAATTTGTGCGATAAAAATTTAAAAAAAGTTTGCACGGTTTTGGTTTTGTTTGTTATATTTAAAATAATACGTAATTGGAGTTTAACATGAAAGATTTAACAGTATTTCAATATGAAAGTAGCCCTGTTAGGACTATCAGTATTGACAATGAACCTTGGTTTGTTGCTAAGGATGTTTGTGATATCTTGGATTTAACACGCACAAACGATGCTTTAGAAAAACTCGATAACGATGAAAAGCTGATGCGGAAAGTTTACGCATCAGGTCAAACCAGAGATATGTGGTTAGTTAACAAACCAGGCATATATCAATTAATTTTCAGAAGCTATAAACCAGAAGCTATAAACCAGAAGCTAAACAGTTTAAACGATGGCTAACTCATGAAGTATTACCACAATTAGAAAAAACCGGTACTTATTCAATAAAGCAACTTTCACGAAAAGAACTTGCTTTGATGGTTATTGAAGCGGAAGAGGAAAAGGAAAGATTACAAATAACCATCCAAGAACAACAACCGAAAGTTGAATTTGTTGATGAGTTTATTAATAGTACGACACTAATAACTATTCGTGATGCATCTCACTATTTAGGTATTAGGCAAACTGAACTTATTGATTTCTTAATTGATCACAATTATATTACTCATAACAGAATGCCTGAATCTACTTATGGAAAGCAAGGTAAGAAATGGTTTTTAACTGCAAGTGCAAATTATAAAAACTCTAAAAATGAAACAAAAACTAATAGTTATGCCAAATTTACAACTTTAGGTTTATACAAAATTGGCGAACGCCTACTCAAAACTGGAGCTATCCAACAAACAGATTATGATTATTGTGTTGAAAAACTTAAAAACTTAATTGGTAATTAAATACGAACTGTCAAGTATTTCTTGACAGTTCACTCGCCTTTAAATTCACGCCTCAAATTTTATCACTCATCAACTCGGGTTTCATTCGTGAAAGAATATTTAAAGTCATATAAGTTGCATGACTCCAAGTCCTTTCTTTGCAATATGGACATTCAAAAATCACAGCATAATCTTTGAACCCTTCTTGTCTGTAAGGTGGATTGTAAACTATATCAACAGTATTCTTTAATGGCACTTTATGAAAAGCACCACACATTGGGCACTCATGGCCTAAATCATCAGCATAAATAGCACCTTTTAATTTAGTTGATAGTTTCTTTAAGTAATTCATAATTTCAGTCTCCATGTAAAGAAATATAACACGTAAATTTTAAAAAGCAAGAAAAATTTTAATAAAAAAGTTAAAAATAAATTTGACTATTTAATTTTGAGGTGTTATATTTTGTAGTATGAGTGATTGAGAATTGCTCAAATAAAAATTAGGAGAAATAAGATGCATAAGCATATTATAAGGAAAAAATATTCCCGATCAGGGAAAAGCATTCAAATTATTGAAGAAGTTGTAATAGAAATTGAAGGAAAGGAATTTAAATATGCCAAACCTGAAATTCAAGAATCGATACCAAAAGTAACTGGTGATATAGCAGGTACTATTATATCAGAAAAAACAATCGAATTTTCTGACGACACAACAAATGAATGGTTCATGAAATGTATAGAAAAAGCCAAAGTTTCTTATACAGAGTATTTGAAAAACGTTGAGCAAAAGAAAAAATCGACGGAGGCGCATGAAAAAAAATTACAGGAATTAGAAAACTACTTAGAAAACACAACTTTGAACGGAAAACCGTTATCAAGTTGCATTTTTACGCAAAATGAAGATTTGGACAAATTTTATCACGATCCAAATAACGACCAAAAAATTATCTTATTGCTTTGTAAAGCATATGATTTGCCAACTCCTATTAAAGACGATGGTTATGAACACTTTACAATTCCAAGTTTACCTGAGGGTTATCAGCTATCCTTGAAAATGCTAATTGATGAAAGTGCTGAAATATTCAGCGAAGGAATCAATTATTTATTTTGCAAGGATGATAAAGTTCTTTGTGAGATAAATTGTGATGATAAATTGCTTTTAGAAATGGGTGGGGTAAAAATAGTAAAAGAATATTAAGATAATTAACAAATATAAACCGAGGTAAAGCCTCGGTTTTTTTTATGTTTAACTTTATCTGTTATTTTTAGCTATCGTCGCTAATTCTTTCACTCCATTGATTCCATAGGTTTTTAAAAGATTGTCAAGCTTACTCATGCCTGAATCTGTAACACCATTAAACACAACCTTAGCGCTCTGATTGTTATTGACGATATTGTTTGTTTGATAAGTACTGACAGCTCCGTTGATACGTTGTGCGTTTTCCTTTGCGGTTAAAATTGCCTCACCTGCGTGTATTTTTGCAATTTGATCAAACGCTATATAGTCGCTACCTTCATCATAACTTGGTAATTGATATCCTGCTAATTGTCTATTGACGTTAGCAAGTGGATTTACAACATTAGCCCCTTTTTGTTGTAGGCCTACTAAATATCCTTGTGAGCGGAGTAGTTTTTTAAGTTCATCGTTGGATTCTTTGTCGAGTTCCAAGCTTTTTTCTTTTAATTCCATTTGTTGAACTTGCAAGGCTAACATTTCAGCTTGTATCTTTTTACGTTCTTCTTCTGTATATAATAATTGGCCAGTTTCATCAACTTCAGTCAACCGTGAATTCAATTCGTCAATTTGGTTTTGAATGTTTTCAGCTTGTATTTTTTTTATTTCTTCTTCAGATTTTCCGGCAATTTTTGCTCTATTAACTTCCATATCGCCAGTTAACTGTATATCAGCCATCTGCTCTTCATTAACGTCTTTTTGCATTTGTTGGAGTTCGAGAAGGGCATCTATGTATTTATCGGCGGCTGCCATATTTGATTCATAAAATTTAGCCCAATTTTCCCACCCTTTTTCTTCTGCAATATTTTTTTGTTCTGCCCAATAGTCTTTCATAGCTTGTATTTCTTCAAAGGACATACCTTCAAAAGATGATTCTTTTGCTTGGACACCTGATTGATATGTATACCCAAGTGATGCAAGCGCTTCTTCCATAGTAGGAAATTTTTCACCAGTTTTTGTATTTGTAAAACCAGTATACGCATTTCCTGTAATATATTTATTTCTTGCAGCAACTGCCTCTTCTCTGTCTACAGCTGTATAATATGTAGGCATAGTTTCATCCCAAACTACTTTTGCCTCGTCAAATTGTTCTTGTGCTGTATTATGAGCTTCCTTATTAAAAGCGGCCTCATCTTCAAAATTATCTTTGAGCGTTTTGTTTATGGCATCTAATTTTTTTAAATTGTTTTCATAAAAATGTTGAGACTTAATTAATTGCTCTTTTTGATCTTCTGCATCTGATTCACCCAATGCAGTAATAACAGTTCCAATAAAACCAAGAGCAGTTTCAAGTATTGTGCCTATTGCAGCACCATAAGCTCCACCAACAGATGAAAGGATAGTGTTTAATAATGATCCTAATTGATTTAAAGCTTCTCCGACATCTTGAAGGCCACCTTCTCCACCTTCAGATACTACATCAATAATAGCTCTTACTCCACTTTGCAAATTGTCAGCAAATGATAAGAATTTGTTTAAACTTTTAATTGCTAAAAGATTAGCTGAAGTATTTAATGCTTTTGTAGCTTTATCGGCTTCCTCTAAAGAATTTGTTAACTCGTCTAAATTATTAGATTCAACTTTATACTGATTATTCAACTCTTCTAATTTGCCAGGGTCTGTCTCAGATGTTATTTTGTCTTGAATATCTTTTAATTCATTTCCTGATTGTGATATTTTTTTCTGTAGATCTAATTTTTCTTGTTCTACTATATTTTGCGCTTTCTGTATAGCAGTAGATCGACGCGAAATATCAATGAAAGTGTCTGCTTGATCAGATATACCTTCTAAAGACAAACCAAATTTAGCAAGGTATTCATTAAGTTCTTTTAGAGGGCCAAGATTTTCAGCGTTAATTTTAATACTACCTATAGCTGTATTAATAGTATCAATGGCATCTTTTTCAGCTTTTGCACCTTTTTCTAATTCTGCTATCTCTTCCGGCGTTAAAAAGCCCTCTTGAATTTGATTTTTATAATCTTCAATTTGCTTATCGCTTTGAGCCATTTTGGCATCAAGAAAGTTTATTTTATCTTGATAAGCTTTTTTTTCTTCTTCTGTAAGACTATCTTCAAGCTCACGGATTTTTATTTTTAATTCATTTTGTTCTTGAAAATATTGTAGTCTTTTATTATTTTCATCTTTGATTTTTTTATTAAGTATCTCTTCATATTTAAGAGTTTCATTTATCTTACTTAAAGCTTCTTGATGAGCTTTCCGTGTAACCTCTAATTTCGTTACTTGATCTTTCATTTTTTGAAAAACAGGATCAGTTTCTAAATCAGGCAAAATTGAATTTTTAAAAGTATTTTTATATTCTTTAACAAGCTGATTTACATCGTTAACAACTAAGATAGTTTGTAATTGAACCATTTTTACTATTTTATCATTAAGTTCTTGTAACTTTTCAAACGATAAGTTTGCTTCATTGTATTTTTTTTCAAGTTCATCAATTACTTCATCTAATTTAGATCTTTCAATTCTTCTATTTGTTTCAGCTACGTTAACAACTTGATCAGCAATAAAATCACCAGTTGAAGTATAAGCCGCACCAGTTAATTCGTTAAATTTAGCGTCTAAAAATTCTTTACGATCACTTAATCGGATAAGTTTATTACCTACACGGCTCCACCCATGCATCATTACAGCATTATTTTGAAATGCTGCTTCTAATTGTGTTTGCGCATCTGCTAAAGCATGACCAGCCATTTGAACATCAAGGGACATATTGGCAACACTTTGAATTATACCAAGAGTGCGATCAGCAAAAACAGCGCTTGATAATTTCATTTCTTTAAGTTGATTAGGATCAATACCTTTTTGTTGAGCTTCAATTATATTATCATAAGTTGATTGCAACTCTTCAACATTGAGGTTAACAAATTTTGTCAACTCATCCTGTATCCCAGCAAAATCAATTCCCATAACATGCTGTTTTAATTTTTGAAAAGCGTCTTTTTGATCTTTTAAATTTGTTCTTTCCGAATTTGTTATATCTTTCTTTACGTCTTCAGCAAGTACTATCCCCGCACGTGCAAATTGGGACATAAATTGGCCCACGGCTGCGGTAAAATCTTCCCAATCTTTTCCTTCCAAGAGATCTACATTTTCAATTAAGAAATTTTCTATTGTGTCCCACATTAAATTCATTTGCTTTTCAAAGTCCTTACTACTTAAGGCCGCTTGTAAATCATGTGGGTCAAAACCCGTAATTTTAGCAATAATTTGCTCTATTAAATTATATTGCGTTGGATCAAATTTAACTTCAAAGTACTCACCTTTACTAACAATGTCCTCTTCTTTTATAGGGGTAGTTTTTCTTTTTACTGTTGTAGCACCTAAATTAAAATTATCTGGTGATATTCCAAAGGCTTTAAGTAATTTATCCTGAAATTCCGATTGGCTTCCTTGCCCAGATAGTGTAATATTAGAAATAAATTCAGCTATTGTGTCAGGACGAACCATTTTAAAAGGATTATGCGTTACTGTTGTACGCCTTGTACTTGTTGCTCCAAACATATCAGCTCTAAGTTGTATGTTTTCATTTACTGCTGCTTCTGAAGCAGATTCTATTCTTTCGCTATGCTCATTAAGAAGTCGCAAATATTTAACAATATCACTAATATCAATTCGACCCTCTCTTAACCCTTCTGTAATTCCTCCTTTTAATACCTCTTCACCTATTCCCATTCCATAATCATCAGGTTTTATTGAATATAAATTACTTAGATTACGATCCATAGCTGTATATACTTCGTTTTGATTATTTAACAAATCTTGGAAAAAGAATATTTCTTTGCCTATAATCCAGTTAGATTGTAATGCTATTTTTTTTGATAGTGCCGACGCTTCTCTAAATTTCTCTATAGATGCGTCTATAGGATGTAACGTTTCTTTATATTGCTTATTAATATTTTTAAGTTCATTATTTGTTTCTTTTAATTTACCTACCAACAGCTCCCAAGCATCAGTTTTAAATTGGTAGTCGCTTTTCCACATAAAGTATTCGTATTCTTTTGCAAGCGCATCAAATCGTTTTTGTTGTTCAACAGCGCTTAGATTTGTATCTTTTTGAATTTTATCATATTGCTTAGCATACTCTAACTCTAACTCATCCCTATAATCGTTTAACGTTTCAAATCCGCCAGCTTTTATACCTTTAAATGCTTCTCTATAAGCGTCTCGTGCTTTGATTTGTTCATCAAGCTGTTTTTGTGCAAGTTCTTTTGCCTCTTCTTGCTGTTTTATCATATCATCATGGAATTTTTCTATTTTTTTTGCGAGTTCTTCTTCTCTTTTTTTCTTTTCTTCAGCTTCTTTTTCTCGCTTTTTCTCTTCCTCTTCATCTTTCTTTTTGGATTCTTTATCGGTTTTTGTTGTGGCAGTACCACCTGCTCCACCGGGACCACCTCCGGCCGAAGTTCTAACAACTTTTTTACTTAATATCTTATCTATTGATTCAATTTCTTTTTTAACGTCGTCTAAATTAGATTTTTGGTCACCTACCATTTTTTGAGCAGCTGATGCCATAAACGTATTTTGTAACATATCTGCCATAACTTGAGAATTTTTAATATCAGTTTCTAAAGTCTTTAATTTAACCGTCAATAAATCTTTTTGTGCTTTTATTTGATTGTATTGAGCTTCTGTTATGCTATCGGAAATTTCTAAATCTTCTAAATCTTTTCCAAGTATTAATTCTTTTATATCTGCTTCATTGCCATATAAATCATATATTTCTTGATCTTTAGAAAGTTCTTCATCTTTTTGGTCTACTATAACTTTTCCATTATCTACTATACCTTCTAGTATATCATTTGTATATTCATAAGCTTCAATCACTTTTTGATTTTCGCTTGTTATTATTCCCATATTAGACATAGCGAAAGCATCAAATTTTTGTGCGTTTTCATGTGATTTTTCTAATGAGCTATTTAGATAATCCATTATTTTCTTTGCATTTTCACCACCTTCACCAAGTAGATTGTTAAGATTGCCTTGATTTTCGGTTAATGTTTGTTTTAATTTAGCGCCTTCAGAATTAATTTCTGCAATTCTATTTGCGTTTCCTTCTCTCATTGCAGTATCTAATTCAATTTCCAACTTTTTCAAAGCCATTAAAGAATTACCAATTGCATCAACAGATGCGGCCCCACTTGCTACCGTAAATTTACTCTCCATTTCTGCATCTTTACCAATAGTTTCATCAATAATCCCTTTAGCTTTTTTATATACTTCCATAGCCTTAGTAAGCGCATCTTCAACTTTCATTGTTCCGTCAGTTGCTGCTCTATATAGATTTTCAATTGCTAATTTAGACGAACCGCCAAGCTCACCAGCACTTTGACGCATAAAATTTAAAGCTTCTTGAGTGTTTGCTTTTAAACTTTCGGTATCTCCGAAAAATTCCAATTTTGATTGAGTCGATACTTCATTTTTATATTCTTTTAGTTTTCCAATAACACCATCAATATTCTCTTTTTGTACTTTAAGCTGTTTAATTTCTTCATTCATTGAGTCACGTTGCTTTAAACTTGATTTTGCCGCATCACTTGCACTTTGTGCCAATTCAGCATTGCTTTTTGTAAGTGACATAATAAGTGGAATTAAAGCGCTTGCAGCAGTTAAAATTAAACCTAATGGGTTACTCAAAGCGGCTGTTTTTATAGCAGTCATTCCTTTAAGAAAAATATCTTTAAATGTGCCAAAACCAATGCCTAATTTTTTAAATAAAAGTATAGCTGCAAATAACCATCCACCTTTTGAGAAAAAACGACCAACCTCATTCATAACACTAGCTGCTATTTGCCCAAACTGTTTTATTGTTGGCATAAGATCAGTTAACGCTTTCATGACTTGTTCAACTAATGGCATTAAAGATTCACCAACTTCTATCATAGCCGTGTCAAATTGAGCTTTCAAACTTGCCATTTTTTCAGCAGCGGTTTCGTTCATTTTGTTAAACGCTTTTTCAAATGAGCCTGACAAATTTTCATCATTAAAAGACTCGACCCATGCTCCTTGTAGTTGTGTGCCTAATGCCTTTATCGAAGCAACAGCTTCAGACGAGCGAACCATTTTCTTTAATTTGGGCATTTCTATTTTATTCAAACTCATAATCATGTCTTGGAAATTAGTTATCTGCCCCTTTGCAAAATCAACACCCTCAATACCAGCTTTTTTCATTTTTGCACTATATGCCATTACAGCATTTTCAATAGCTTTTAAACCAGTCCGTGCAAGATCAGTCTTAAAACCGCCTTTTGTTAGACCTGTAATAGCTATACCCACATCCTTGATGTTTAATCCAACTGATTTAGACATGGCAAAAACTTCAGGTAATGCAGCTGCTAATTCATTTCCAGTTGTTACACCATTTCTGATCGTTTCTTGGAAAACATTAAAAATCTGATCTGTGTCTTTTGCTTCCAAACCAAAAGCATTGATGGCTTTTGTTGCTAATGTAACAGAACTACTAGTGTCTGTTACCGCACCTGTTGCAAATTTACTTGCTTTTTCTACCAACATTACACTGTCGGCAGCGGTTACGGCGCCACTTGATATTGTGTCATAGGTTGATTTCCATAAATCTTCGTATGTTTTACCTGTGTCTTGTGCTACTTTTTTTAGTCCACTTTCAATACTTTTAATGGTTTTATCGTCAACTCCAAGTGTTTGCACTTCTTTTGATTTCTTTTCAAATTGAACGTAAGCATCTACAACACCGCCCATTGCATTTTTAAGTTTTCGAAAACCCATCATTACAGTATCGAACCCAGCTTTTAAATCTGCAAAACCATTAACCATACCCTTGGTTTTTTTTGTTGTTGTTTCTAATGCTGTTCCAACCTGTTTAATAGATTTAGCTGCCTTATTTAAATCTTTTTCAACTTTTATAGTAGCTTTATCAAATTCTTTTTGAGTTATTTCGCCTTTTTCTAATTTAGCACGCAATTCTGCTAATGCTTTACTAGCTTTTAATACACTATCGTATTGTACGTTTATTTTCTTTTGAAAATTAGCCATAATAATCCTCTAATCTAAATATTTTTTTATCATCTTAGTAATTAAACCATCAAACAATTGATCTAAAGCTGGTTCCATCTCCTCAATTGCTCTATCAAAGTAAGGGTTTTTAACCGGTCCAGTTAACATATTATATTGTCTTGCTCTATAATACCCACGACTATAACGCCTTGCATGAGTCTGTTGTTCTCTTGTAGATCCTTGTTTGTATTTTGTTGGGAGTTTAATTAAACTTGCCATTTTATTTCGTGGTGAAATATCTTGAAAGTTAGGTAGATGTCTAAGAATTGCATCATGTTGGATTTTAGCGTATGGTAAATCAATGTTAATCTCTATAACAAAGCCACCATCACTTTCTTTAATTTTAAAACCACTTTTTAGAATTACATTCATCAATGTACCTGTTTCTTTTGGTGCATATTTAGCGGCCAAAGTCCTCAATTCTAACACCCACTTTAGCAATTCTTTTTTTGAGTCTGCTTTTACGTTATATGTCATTCTATCTCATCCATCGTATCTTTTTGAAAGCTTGTCTCTGGTGGCTTATCTTCATAGTCTTGTTTAGGAACATCTCCAAAATAAGGTAGTAAAACCTTTGAGCAGAACGGGTGATATGGTGGAGCGGCTTCCAATCTTTCTAAACCAGGAACTGGCTTATCAACCCAATATACATTAGACCCAGGCGTTGAATATGGGTCACAAATTGGGTTATTAGTAGTACCACCAGCAACCTCTACTATATTAACATCAGCAGCTGACATCCATGATATAGTTGCCTGTGATGCAACCTTTGATTGCATATCCTGAATCCATCCTTCAGAGTATCTAATCAATGACAACTTTCTTGATTTTTTTCCTTTGTCATCAAGCGGAATTTCGATATATCCATTAGGATATTCACTTTCTAAAGCCTTTAATACGTCTTTTTGAACATCATCAAAACTTTGTTGTCTATTTAAACCACGCTCAACACGCTTAATTATATATCTTTGTACCTTTTTTGCTCGATCTGAACCTATATCTAATAACGTAACTCTTGGTTTAATTGCATCTAATGACTCTTGTGTATAAGCTTTTTCGGCTTGCTCTAAAAACTCAACTTTGAGTTTAGTCATGTTTAAACCGTGTTTGGTAGCTGAAAATAAATCTTTTTCAATTTGTTTTTTAAGCTTATCAGTATCTCTACTATTACCACTATAGGGCTTTAAATCGAATGGTACTTTACTTTTATATTTTTTAACAAGAGTATTATAATACTTTTCATATCGTCCTTGTGGATCAGCTTGTTTGATAGTTTCTCTGGCTATATCGTTTAACGCTGCTCTTAATTTTATATAGTATGATCTTAATTTTTGTTTGTCGGAGGGATTGATTTTATTCCATTGAGAAGCTATTTTGATAAGATTTTTATATTTGTCTTGTAAGATAGACACATTGCTTACTCCTAAGCGGCTAAATTTATTTTTCTTATTTGGATGTATTTCCTATATTGAGTTTTTCTGTATAATTTCCATGATCTAAAATAAGAACGTCTACTATCATGACAGTGCCGATTATAACAATAATTACATAAACGCATTTTTTTATATTTTCTTAAATATTGAAACCTTTTTATTTTATTGTAATGTGGATCTATAATATACTTTCCAGTTTCAAATTCATCAGTCTCATATTGATTTAAATCTATCATTAATTAAACCTTATCTATTCTAAGAGCCTCATTTAATTTAGTTAAATTTGGCGGGGTAATTGTCCTCACATGCTCATTATTATGATTCATCATATTTATGAAACGTATAGCATCCTTACCTTTTAATATTGGTGTTGGTGAAATAGGCGTTGCCATTTATTCAACCTCTTTCATTATTTTTTCAAAACAAAATATTATACTGCAATTGATAATTTATTAGATTCAACAATTATTCCATCTTTAAGCAAATTTAAAAATCGGTCAAAAGATATAGTTAATGATTGTTTTTTGTTGATTAGAAAAATAATATTGTATATTTTATCTATTTCATCAAAAATAAACTTTTCAAATCTTATTATTTCGCCTTTATTAATTATATATTTATCAAGTTCATTATTATCATTACGAAATATTCCTAAATTATAATCAGTTTCAAATATATATTCTGAATTTTTAATTAACTCTTTCATTACTAACCTCATTCATTTTTTTCTTAATAAATGCTAATCTTTCAATAGGTTGCATCTCTTTTAATTTCTCTTCATATTGTGTTACAATAGTTTGCATTAAATCACGTTGTTCTTTTATATCTTTTTGAATCTCTTTTTTCAATTCTTTATAATTAAAATTACCCATTGAATAATGTATTAGGTCATCAACATATTCTTTGTAATCGCCTCCATAGGCCATCGCTTGTACTGTTGTTTGAAGACGGAATTCGCTAAGTGTTTGCTGGTAGGTTTTAATCTCAATTACTTTAAGCATCAATGATAAGTAATTTAGATTGAATTTATCAACCGATTCATAACCAAAATAACGAATTGCATCTGTATAAGTTCTATAAATATCCAGTTCTAATAAAAGATTTCGAGTATCATCCTTTTTTTTCTCTTTTTCACCACTTGAATCATATTTATATAACGACTGTAAATCTTCACTGCTTGCTATTTCTTGCGTTTTATTATACCAAAGAGCTATTAAACTAGCTATAGTATCAAAATTATCATTATCAACTATTTTCCTAAAGCGTTTTTTAGTATATCTTTTAAATTCTTTTGAATAACTCAATGTAATATGGTTAAATATATCGTAATAAGTATCTTTATTATCAGGTTTTAAATTAATTATTTCTTGATAGATTTCAATTTCTTTTTGCAATGGCAATCTTTTAAATTCAACATAAACGCCGTTCGCAGCGTCAAAAGTCACCACGAACGGCTTCAGAAACATATTATCTATAATAAGGTTCTGCGTTTCTATTTTCATTATGCTGCTATTGTGTTAGACCCACAAGCTGCCATTTCTCTTTTATACTGACAATTAAATGTAAGATCTGTCATTCGTTGATCTTTTGTGTAAGGTGTATCGCCTTTGTCGCTCATCGCTACGTCATATAAGAACCAGCATTCTTTATCGGCTGATTCTTGACCCTCAATGTAGAGCATGATACCAGTTAATTGTTTCCCATCACGAGATACTAAACTAGAACCTTTTCGTTGACCATTGTTTGAATTAAGATATTGAATTTGATCATAATATCCCATTATAACAGGATCTGTCAAAGGACTTGAAAAACTTACAGTCCATTTAACTGTATCAATAAATGTTTTGTCTGTTCCACGTTGATCAGAGTGTGTTTCAATAGTTGCTCGGTCTTCAGAAATTGTAATTCCACCCTCAGTTTCAATTTCTAACCAGTTGGTTGTATCAGAAAAAGCGTTTTTAAATGATACAAATTCAACTACCCAACCGTCTTGATCTGCGTATGAATAAGTATATTCGCTTTTAGCCCTATTGAGATTAAAATCTCTCCAAACAGTTAATGTATCATCACCTGATGCTGTTGTTACAGCCGTAATTAAAATACGTTCATCTGAATCTACATTATATTGTGGTCGAGCAATCATATCTGCTGCCAAATTGGTATCGTCTTCAATTGTGATCGAAGTAGCATCAATACCAGTTGTTGCAGCGGTTACAAAACCTAATCCAACACGGTTAATGACTACACCGTCTGAAGCTGTAGCCGCAATTGTACCATCATAACCACGTATAACGGTTAAATCATTTGTTGCAATTCCTGTAACAAGCATTTTTTCGCCTGTAGAAGGTATTTCAACAATGTCATTTACTGAAAATGTTGCTCCTGTTGCTACTGTCACAGTAGTGGCTGATGTAGATGAAATTGCAGCGCCTAAAGTGTCAGCAGTTGTCCCACTTGGGGTGTAAGCTGTTGGAGCATCTGATATCCATGCTCTCGCTGTACCAGCTTTTAAATTTTTAATGTTCTGAAGCTTTCCAGAACTAGGTATAATTGCCATAATAATATCCTAAATTATATAATATATTTTATGAGTTTGACAAACTCACTATAAATCTAAATGTCTGAAATCCAACCCATCGACCATCTTGTTCTGCTGTTTCAATTGGGCTTATGTCACTAGCTGAAACTCTGGTAGTCCCCATTGTATATCCGTTTAATTGAGATATTCCCAAAAAGAAACTTTTCATAGCAGAATAATAGGTCAAAAAAATATCACTTTTGACGTATATCAAAGTGATTATATAGTCCTCTTTCATCTCAAGCTCGTCTTGTTCTTCACCTTCGATTTTTATAATTAGACAGTTCCCACTTGTTGGACTATCTGCTTGAAAGTAGGTATCAAGACCGCTTTGAGTTTGACAATAAGTTACTAAATCACTCAGAAACAACGCCTTTAAACTCCTCTAAATAAATTTGTGCCCCTGTTAAAAACATTGGCACAACATCAATCTTATTTATTTTATAGTAGGTTGAATCCTTTTTAATTAAATGTATTTGAGGATTTAATGTATTAGCAACGTTATTCATAAGTAACACCAAAGCTGTTATTTTATCATAATTACCAGTTTTATTTAAAGTTTCACTCGATTTTAATTTAATTGTATCCTGTATTGTTAACTGTGAAAAATATGCTGGATACTGAGTTTCGCTAATTTTTGTATAATCATGATAAGACCCAACTGATGTTTCTACTATTGTAATAGTCGCATTGGTCAACATACTTTTAATTCCTCAAAGAAAAATTAATCATCAAAAAATCTCTTAAGTAACTCCTGACTGCTTGACCGATTCTTGAACCTAATGTCATATCAATTTTAATACTTGCAATCGACACACTAACAGCACCGACAGAGTTTTGTAAGTCTTTTAATTGACTTAAACTTGAATTTTTAACAAGTTCAATCACTATTTCCATTACTGAGTCTTTTACCATAGGAATATCTTTTTGTTGATTATAGATAACAAGTGGGTCATAATATGTCTTATCATCTATAACATAATTCTCTCCCACTAAATAAAAGTTATCTAATTCAACTGGTATCCATTTAGTGAAATCTCTAGGAAAAGCATGAACTTGTGTTCGATTCATAGGGTAACCAACAAATTTAAAATCTCTATCAATGATCCATTCTGCTCTCTCAATATACTGAGCTTTTACAGTGTCACTAAAAGCCGACCATTGAGTATATGTATATGGATCATTTGCTATATGAGTATCAACCTCGTCAAGAGTTACATAATACATTCTTAGTTACCGTCCACAATCCCAACTTCACATGTAATAGAAGCTGTTCCTGAACCATTCGCCAATGTTAAACCCATACGAATATCAGTTGTGATGTTGGCAACGTTTATCCACCGTGTAATAGTTGCTTGACCTCTGTAATTTCCAGTTGATGGGTTGAAAAGATCAGCTGCTAATATTGGTAGAGTACATAATGTAGTACTACCAGAATTTGTATACACTGTTAGAGTATACGTCTCACTTCCTGTATAATCTAAATCGGTTATGTCGACAACAAACCTGTAAAAGCCATCATGTAAGAATTTTGCTTTTAACACTGTTAAAGCTGCGTTGTTTGTTGCTACATATGTCGCACTTGCAGTATAAAAGCTATAATCAAATGCGTACTTGTTTTGTTCTTTAGCCATTTTTATAACTCCTTATACTGTTTGTGTGTGTTTATATACGCAATAAGCGGATTTATCACACAACATTTGATATTGTTCCAATACATAAGAAATACCTGTTTCACCTTCAATTGCTTTTGTTGGTGCTAATTCTAAAGCAAAAGTAACGCCGTTTTCGCTGAAATCTACTAGGTAAAAATCTGTTGTGGTTGTAGACAATGGGATTACCTCATTGTTAATAGTAGTACTTCCATAACCAACTTTACCAGCCCAAACGATTGGCAATGTCTTTGCACCTAGAATTATCTCACCAATAGCTTTCCCAACAACTCTATCTTGTACACTAACAGTGACTTGTTGACTATAGGTTGCTATTTTTCGAAGTACTTTAAATCCATCAGAACCGATAAGTAAATGAGTTGCCCTATATAAAATAGAGCTCATAGCGTCTTCTAAATAATCTAAACATGTTTGAGCGGTTGCAGCTGTTGATACTGCTGTGCCATATGAACTTGTCATGCTATTATCTTGAGCAATAACATTCAAGCCTCTAAAATCATCAGCAGCCTCTGTCCCATTAATAAAACGATAATTTGCACTCGCTCCCAAAGCCTGCAATGCTTTTTTCAATTTTAAATTCTTAACGTTGTTTCCATTGGTAGAATTTAAAATTTTGTTATCTAAGAAAAATTTTCTGTCACGTATGATTAATTCTTTTTTGATGATAGAAAAATCGTCGTCTTCAGCTGCTGTGATTGTTGTGTTGTTAACGACACGCCCGGAATCACCTTGAAGGCCTTCATCACGACTAAACACAGCTACGTGATCAATTATGTTTGTTTCCGCTGGAACAATATTTAAAATCGGTTGCCCTGTTATAAATTCCTCTACAAGCGGAACCGATTCAGCGTAATTTGTATTATGATAATCTAATATGCTTTCTGCCATAATTAGAATCCTTTAATGATTGATTTAGCTGCTTCCTCTAAACTTGGTTTTGGTGTAAATTGTTTCTGTTGTGGATTTACTGGGTTACCATTTTTAATATCGGAATTATAGAAATAGCTCCGTTGTTTTCTAAATTCGTCAGCATGCTTTTCTATTGCTTTGTCTAAAATTAACCTCGGTTTGTCATCATCATCTACTTCAAAAAGAGGAGATAATACATTCACAAGATCCTCACGAATAGATTGATTATCTTCTACTAACCCAGTTGTATAATGCTCTAAGATTGCTTGTCTTATAATAGCAGCGTGGTTTATTTTTATTTGAGCGTTAAGCTTAGTTTCTAAATCTGAAATAGTACCTTCTAATGTCCTAATATGATCAGTTTTTAAGTCTATTTCTGTTTTAGATTCAGTCTTTAACTCGTCTAATTTACCCTCAACCGCTTTAGCTAGTTGCAATTCAAACGTATCTTGTAGCTTTTTATTTTCTTTATCTAATTTACGATCAAATTCAGCTTTTAGATTCTGTCTGGCTAAATCAAATATTTGTTTATTTGCTGGATCATCCAGCAATTTTTGAAGGTCAACGCCTTCTTGATCTGTTGTTTTAACGTCCTTAGACGACTGTTTTGTTTGATCTATAACGGAATCACCCGCTTGTTTTGTTTGATCGATGCCGGAATCACCCGAAGTTTCTTCATTCATAATTCACCTATTTGTTTGTTTTTACTTCAACTTCAGATTTGGCCGAATCTTTAGCTGAATTCTTAGTTTCACTTTTATTTTTAGCCATCTCAGCCACTGTTTTAGGCATAACAGAGACTTGATGAATAAATTTACCATCCATAGTTTCAGTTTCATTAAGCTTTGCGAAAATAATTTCATCATATTCGCCTTGATTAACAATTAAAACAAATCGCTTATCGTCATTATCAATAGTCTCAAATCCTTCACCATGCCTAATTTGAACCTTATGTTTTTTAGGATCAATAGACCCTTTTGGAATTCTCATTTATGCCACCACCGCTGTATCTGTTACTGTAACTTGAATTTCTTGATAAATTTTATAGTTGTTATTTGCATATAATGCTTTTGCAGCATCTACTGCATCTTGTGCAACCGTATAAGTATATGGTGTTCCACTGTTTGCATAAACAGACCATGCTCCAGATGTGTCTTTGTATAATATTATATATACATTATTGTATGCATTAGCCATTTAAATAACTTCCTCGTCGTTAATATTTAATGATTCATTATATATAGAATCATTTGTGTTGGAAACAACGTCTCCATCATCAATTTCTTTATTTATAATGTTTATTTCATCTTCTGAAATATCATTACTTAAATAATCTTTCACAATAATTTTATCTATTGCTTTTTTTGCCTTCGGTGACTCTATTGTATCCCTTATGAGTACTAAATTATCAAGCCGTTGTGTCCTATCTATTAAATCAAATGCTGTTTGATCTGGATAATTAATCGTATAGTCTAATTTTTCTTTACCAATTAAGCTTAAAACTGTGTTCCAAAACTTCTCTTCAGCTGTTTTGAATTTTTCCTGGCTAAAAAATGTCAATACTTGAATTTCATCTTGTACGTCATATTGCTTTGATACGCCGCTTTGCTGCACGATTTGTTTAAGCCTCATGGAAACAGCTTCTGTTATTTCTGTTTCAAGTTTGTCTTCATAGGCTAAAAGTTTATCAATATTATTTAAATCATTAACTAAATAACTTATTGAATTACCTGAATCATGGGGCTGTACTCTACGTTTACGGAAATCAACAATATCAATCCCGTTTTTCTTTGTTGTTCCATATTGTGTTTCAAGAATGCCAATCATACTTTCATTCATTGGCATATTCATTGTTGGATACATATTATCGAAAAGGATTTGATTAATCCAGGAACGTATATTGTGAGCTTCATTGGATAATCTTGATACATCAATTGTGTACGAATCACTTACTCCATCAAAGTTATCATCTAATGTATACTGAATAAAAGGAACTTGACCCAAGTTATTAGGTGTAGATAGTTCGTTTTTGCCGTTAAATTTCTTTTCTTTAAAATGGTAAGTGATAACATTTTTATTGTAATATATTTGATCAATAGCAATTTCTTTTTCATCAAGTAAAATAGTTTGGTCAACTGTCATAGTTAACTCTATAATTTCACCTTGATAAGTTTCGACATATTTTATCACTTGTGGCAAGATTGGAGAGACATCAATTTTTGAATATTTAGTTTCTGCATTGGTTTTGCCTTCTGTTTGAGGTGGATTGTAATATATATACACTTCACCCAATGCTAATCTAAGTTTAGATATAAAATTAAAAAAAGAATTTATTTCTAATTCATTCCCATTGAAATCCTGGAATCTAAAAAAAGGCAGCGATGATTCAAGAAGGGTTCTTGTTATTTTTTTTGAGTATACACTATTGACTGTTTTATCAATGTACTTTTTGTTTTTGTTACTGTATGTTGTTCTTGACAAACGATTAGCGTATTCCTCATCGTATTCAAGAGGGTGTCGGTGAAGATAATTTGTATTTGCTAAATATTTACGACCGCCAACATAACTATCAAGTTGGAAATTCCATTCAGCAATTAATGATTTTAAATTTGGACGTTCTTTTTCGAATACACTCAAATTCATACTTCCTTATCAGTTAGCATGTACATCGAGTGATAAAAGCACGCTCACTTTCATCAACTTGGAAAGATCCCGTTTTAAATGCACATACTATATAATATATAACTAATTTCTTTTAACTTTGTGCGATTTTTGGGAAAATAAATTAACAGAAGTGTATTAAATATGTAATTTAGAGTGTTGCTTCGATAGCAGCTATGAAGTTACTTAGGTGGTTGTATATTACTCTTCTTTTTAAACCTAATTTATCAGCAATTTCAACCGCTCTATATCCTTGTAGATATAAATCGATGACTCGCTGTTGATATATAGATGGGTTATTTTTTTGGTATTCTTTAATTTCATATAAAATATCTAAGTGTTCAGGCTTTGAAATTTCTAAAAACTCTATATACGAAATTATATATTGATATTCGTATTGTTTAGTCGATTTTTTAATGTAGTTAATCATTTTACCCCAAATATACCGGTAAGCATATGAGGTAAAAGTATTTTGGCGGTTTCTGTCATGTTTTAAAATGGCTTGATAAAGTTCATCATAACCAAGAGAAAGGAGTTCGTCCTTGTCGTGGTAAGTGCTAAAGCATTTGTTCACAATTATTTCAGGAAGTTTTATATTTTTTTTGGCAAGCTCATCATTTGTCATTTAATTCATTTAGCTCCTCTTAAATCATATCATTTATTTTTATTATATAAATTATTTAAGGCCGCATACAAGTAAAATGAAACGGAGGATAATCTTTTTTAAAATATAAAATTTCTTCTGTTCTTGTTTTATAAAACCCGTTATGATAATCAACATACTGTTTATAATTATCAAATTTATGAGTGTAAGTATAATTAAAATTATAGCAGTGATAGCGATGGACATTGTAATATTGTTCATCATAACAAATCAAATATAAATCATTTTCTATAATGATAATATGAATACGGTTTACATCTTTAATAAAATCACAATATAAACTGAGCCAAATATTTTGATCATTAAGAAATTCAAACCATTCTTTAGGATTTTGTTTTGCGTGATTATAAATTTCTTGTTGTTTTGTATCACGATTTTCTATTAATTCTTTGATCTCGTCTTTCATTTTACTACTCCATCAAACAAAATATCATCAAATACTTTGTCATACTTATTATAAAGATGATAAAAATAACCAGTATTATAAATATAATAATTATTATTTGGTTGAATATCTGCATAATAACCGATAATATGTAATTTGCAACCCAAAATAATAATGTGGAGACAGTTCACACCTTCAATAAAATTACATGACAAGCTCAACCATCTGTTTCTTTTGTTTAAATATTTAAACCACTGCTTAGGATGTAATTTTATATCATAAAATATGTCTTCTTGTTTATCTTCGAGATTGTAGATTAAATATTTTATTCTTTGCTTTCTATTTTTTTTCATTTAAGCATCTAACCCTCCAATTCATCCAATACTTTATTTATTTGTGATTCTGTTAGCATAGAACGTTTTTGCATTAAATTATCAAAAAAATCGTCATTAAATCTAAAAATAGATTGTCTAACTCCATTAATATAAAATTTATAAAATTTAACTATCCTTTTTTCTTTTACTTTCCCATACCATTTTCTTTCAACATGCAACCACTTTTTATAAAAGATAACTATTTTTATATCTTTTATATATGCTTTTATTTTCTTATAAAGTATATAATTATAACTATCAACATCCGTTATTTCCCACTGATCAGCTGGAACTGACTCAATTAATTTAAGTAATTTTTCACTTCTTTCTTTCATTTCACACCTTACCTTAAACAAGCCCATATAATAATATAAAGAAGAAATGGAAATATTACAATCGAATACTGAACTTCCCTATATCCCCTTTTTAAAGGATCTAATCTCATCAAAGCAAAGCAAACAGAAAGGGCAAGTGTTTGCCAATAAGAAAGATTAAAATCAATAGCAAATATCTTTTCAAATATTATATTTAAGCTCAGTTGCACCATCCAATTTTCATAAAAAAACATCCCAAACAAAAATATGATATCAAAGATACCATGTGTTTTCTCTTCATTTTCTTTCATTTTAAACCTCAATTATCTACAATAATTCCAATCATAATTATACCGTTGCCCAATATTAGCACAATTATAATTCTTTTCATCAACTTCTATTTCACTTATTATAAACGTATTGCGCTGATAATATATTAGATAACGGTTGCCTACTTGCGTTTTATCTATAATAGTATGAAATGAATTTACATCAGTAAAATGCAAACTGATAGCAAAAATTATAGTTGCAAACATTATTATAAGACTGCCCGGGAATAAAAAATTGTCCATCTCAAACGATGTTACCGCCACAATTAAACAAATAATTAATATTAAACTAAATATTATTAAAAAAATTGATATTAACATCTTACACCTCATAATCTAATATAGTTTGTACATCAACCCTATCTATCTTAACAGAGCATTCAATTGAACCAAGTGATTCCTCATCTATAATTATCCCAAATGATATATTATCTATTATCGATTCCCTATTTAGCCACGTTATAATCGATTGAGTACCACGATAACAATACTCAATATATTCAAATAGATCAGATGCTTTTATTTTTTTTCTTATTATTTCATCTTTACCATCATCTGTATATAACACTAATATATACTCTTCATCATCAGTAAAAGTAATATCGTTGATATCGCAAACAAATCTATAATATCCATCTTTTTCAATGTTCTTTTTGTCTATTTTTAAAAAAGTTGATGACCATGAATATGTAGTATAAATACCTTGCAAACACCTTAAATTTTCTTTCATAATTTACAACCCTAATACAAATAAGGATAAAATGTACGTACACCAATTTTTGAATTCGAATAAACTTTAGGTGACACTTCTTTTTCATATATTAAAAAAGTATTATGTTTATAATATACTATATATTTGTCATTATCAACTTTTTTATCTACAATAGTACAGTATTTATTATAATCAATAGCTCCAAATGATATCACTAATACAACACTAACCAATAAAATTAATATTGATGCAATCAAAAGTATAAAGTTAACAAAAATATCACCAAATGCCAATCCTATGATTGTACACGCTATAAATATTAACACCATTAACCCAACAAAAAATAAAGTAGCTGACATAAAATACTCCTATAGTTTAAAATCTTTAATTATAGTACCAAACGGCACATAAATTTCATATTTATCTTGAACAGAACAAAATAATATCCAATCATAACAGCTTTGATGTGGTTCATAATTAAAATATTTATAGCTTGGTGTAGCATCACTTTCGATAATAATTGAATTATCAGTAGGTACTTTGTTTAGTTTATATCTATTTTTACCTTGCTGTTCATAAAAGAAATAGTATTGAGTTTCATTTATAAAGCCACTTCCAATTATAAACATAGTCATTTGCCCTTGTGTTTCACCATCTTGTTTTATTGATACTATTTCATGGTCTGTTATTTTGACAGTTGCTTCTATCATTATATTTGAACTGGAAACTATCCCATAATGAATTAGTATGGTAAAAGATAGAATTAGAATCATTATAAATAACCAACTAAAAAAGGATAAAATAAAATCATCTTTAGTATAACTATACCATCTAATTTTACTTGATCTATACTCTTTGATATTATAACCAATAAGTAAAACCAAACTTATTGCCACTATAATTATATAAATGTACATTTTTAATCCTCCACAAATTTAAACCACATATATAATATAACAAAATAAATAAAAAATGTCACCCTATTTTTAAACTCATTTTATTTGCAGTCCTTGCAACACTCAAAACACCTTCCAAAGCGTCTGGACCATCATCATGGTCAGCTACTGGAAAGTGTAACATCTGATCAATAAGCAAAGTAAACTCTACTCTATCTTTCCAATCAGAAGGAAATAATAATAAACCTCTTGCTAAATATGGCTGTATAGTTTCAATTCTTACCTCTTTCTTTTTCGTATTTTTAACACCATGTATATAGATATGGTGTCTTTTACCTTGTCGCTGCATCTCATTTTTCAATGATTCTTTAAAAAGCGTCTGAAATAAATTATCTTCAACTCCAAAATTCTTATAATTATATATATCAAATAAAGTTATTATTCTTTGTATAGTATGATCAGGTGTTAACCTTTCAAGCATAACATCATATACATAATAAAATTCTCCATCAGTAGCAAGTGTTATTATTGCAGTATAATCTGATGTTTTAGATTGACCTAAAGCAAGATCACAGTATCCGTAAAAAGTTAGATTCTTTTTGTTGACATTAATATCATAACCCTTTTCGAAATACTTTTTATAGAATACAGCACTGCCCTCGGGAAGTGGGTTGTTCCAATACTGTGAACTATAATGAATTGTGCCGAGTTCAAATTCCTTCTCTTGTAATATCTCTTCTGTTAGTATTGGCTCAAATCTGCATGTGCCATCTTTATTCATAGGCGTTTCGATTTCATGAGGCCACTTCTTTTCATTAATAAGCGTATCGTATAAGTCATTAAAATGCCATCGTGTTCCTACAACTAACACTTGACCTCCTGGATCAAGCAAACTGAAAACATCTTGAAACCAGCGTTTCTTTTTGTCTCGTGCATTTTGAGATTCTCGATCGTCATTATTCACTATGTCGTCACATATAATTAAATCAAAGTGTCTACCAACTAATGACCGTGAAAACGTTCCTATAGCCATTAAATTTGGTTCACGCGAATGATATTCGTTTCTAATAGTTAGATTTAATGACCTTTGATTTTTATTTTTAAAACCTATATTATATTTTTGAAACCATGAATGAGAAAGTATAATATTTTGTATATTGGTCATAAAGTCGCTTGCATTTTCAAACGTACTTGAAATTATTAATATCCTCATATTAGGGTTTTTCATTAATCTATATAATGAATAAGCCTTTGTGTATATTGTACTCTTGTATGTACCACGTGGTTTTAATAATAGTTTTTTTGTGAAAGGTTTATCAATCGATTCGCACCACTCTTTATGTGGTAATAGTAATGTATAACCTAATATTTCAGTCACAAATTTATAGAATGATATGTTTGGTGAAAGCGTTATTACCTTTGGTTTGGCTTGTTTTTTTTTCGCAATTCTGGAGTTAATTTTATCGTTAATATGTTTTTGTATTTGTTGAAATATGTCCACTATGTAGTCTCTTCCAAAATAAAAGCTTTAACCTTCCATAATGCTTGTCTTATTCCAATATTTCTATCAGAATTCATTATAAATATAGCCGAACTTGCGTATTCTTCATTTTTTCCCAATAACTCATCAATATAATCTAATATCTCACCTTGTTTTTTCATTTTTCACCTCTTTATCATCATCTGATATAATATATAGATCAATTAAAGACATGTCAAGTTGTTTATGCTCGTCCTTATCTCGATAAAATAAAGTAATGTTATTACAGTCTGATATAGTAATTATGGCCTTTTCACTATCGATTAAAATACCATTTGTTTGTTTAACAATATTGATAGCAACGCATTTAATTTTTTCTAAGATCTGTTCTAATTGTTCTAATTGTTCTAATTCCTCATAAGTTATTTTTTGCATCAGACCACCAATCTAAATCTATTAACATCTTTCATAAGTGTTTTTAATTTCATTAATATCATTTTTTGACAAATTAAACCATTCACCATTTAATCTTTTGTTAGAATATTTCCTGTGTAAATGAGATTCAATTGAACTACCACCTTCAAATACATATAACAAATACAGCTTGTTAGGATATCCAGCTTGGATAATTTTTATTCTTTCATCGATTTTTGTTGTCCTGCCAATTTTAAAACAATTATTAGTTTTGTCCTGTAAAATATAAATATAAGATTTTTTATTTTCTTTAATATTATTTGCTACCAAATTTAATAAATCCGCATCAAATACTTTTTGCATTTCTTCTATTAAGTTTGAATAATCTTTTTGAATTTTATACAATAAAGCTTCTGTTTTATCAGACGATTCAATATAACTCTCTTTAAATATGTCAGATGTTTCACAATTATAACTCATATATAAAAAAGCTTGTCCAGCCTCAGAAAGTATATACATTCGTCTTTTTTTATTACGGATATCACGATAATTTGAAACAATAAAATTTTTTTTCTTAAATTTTTTACTACAACCAAGATTTTGAATATCTCTCATAACCTCTACATGTCTTTTATTGTAAGCCTTAGCTATTGCAATCGACGCAGCAAACACCTTACCATCTTTAATTTCTACCAATTCATTCATATAAACCCCTATTTTTTGTATATCTCATTATATATAAAACTAAAAACAAAAAATAACAAAAAAGAAAATGCACCCATAAAAAAATAACTTGCAAATTCTTGACCTGAAGGTCCATTATATACATCTATTATACTTGTAAAACTCAATAAATACCAGAATATTATCACAAAAAATACTACTGAACAAAACGCACCCCACAACCCAATCAATATTATTATAGATTGCAAAATAAATTTGGGTATTTCTTTTAATACTTTCATAACTCCCCCTATTGGTAATTTATATTCATTTCCTTAAGTGTTTCAAAGTGTTTTTTACGTACCGGCAAACTCCGATTAAAAGCTTCAAACAATTCATTAATTTGTTCATCAGTGACATAAATAGGGTCATCACCTATTAATAATTTTCCGTGTATATAATCTATTTCTGTATTTACTATATCATTAGATATGTTGTATTCAAATGTTAAAAGCATGTTACCATTTTCTATTACTATTTTTTTAGTATAAACACTACTGATTTCTTTATCAAGACTTGACCTCAATTTTTCTTTCCAATACATTTTATCAGTCTCTTCATTATATGTAATCAAACTATAAGGATTTTTTAAAATATCCTTAATTCGGATAAATTGCTCATCTGTTAATCTCATATAAACCTCACTATATAATTAGATTTAACCAAACAAATATTTTTGATTATTGAATTTTGAAGTAAAAAACTGTGATATTTCTTTTGAATTCCAATCATCCTTAATATTTCCCATTTCATCATGAGTTGTTGGTATGCAAGCTACAAATTCAAATATTCCATGTGGATCATCATCATTATCATACACGTATTTAATTATATCATGAGTCACATTAGTAGGACATGTGTGTTCTTCGTAGTAATATTTAGTATCTTTGACCTCTCCAGAGCAATATCTATCTTCTACTAATACATACAACGGTTTTTCCAAATCTATTTTTAGGACAACAAGTTTTAATTCATTTTGTTTGCCCAGATCTTTCCATAATATATCTTTATTTGGATTACATACAAATTCTATTCTGTGTAAACAACGATCACAAGACCATATATAATCTTTTACCTCAGTTTTAGAAAAATGAAAATTCACATCAAATGAAAATTCACTTTTCCCACAAATAGGACATTCGCACTCTAAATATGAATTAGTTGATTTTATTTTAGTGTATTCATTCATACGAACCTCACAAATTAATCTTTAGGCCAATAATAACCAACTTCAACAATGGTTTCAACTCCATCATAATTAAATATAACAAAATTTATGCCGTCTGGTATTTCTATTATATATAAATTTTCTTTATAACATGTATCACAAATATCAGATTCTAAATATTTTTCTACAAGATCTATAAGTATTGGATTAGATCTAAATGAAGGGCTATCACCATCTCCAATAAATTGATTATATAATTCAGGATATTTATTTTCTAATATCTCTTTTATTTCATAAGGCAAGTTAAACCAGCCAAAATATCCGTTAATTACTACTTTCATTGTGATACCTTTTTGCTGCAGCTTCATAAGCATCTTTTGATACTTCAATCCAATTAAGAACATATACACTTTTTATATTGCTATCATTATTTTTGATAAAATCCTTAATATTTTTTACTTTTTCATATTCATTTAAATCTTCTGGTTCTTTCCTCCATATCTCTGTCATTCCCACCCCCTTGTCTTTTGTAAATATCTTACATGGACAATACCAGTACTTGTATTTTATATCGTTGTCATCAATTGTTTTTTCCATTCTCATCCCCTTTAATTAAATATAATCGTCTATCTATCAATTCAATCTCAGCGCTGTTAAATTCACCATATGTATTCCAGTCATGAATTTTACCATCATACATACTAAATCTTTCCTCAAAAATTCGTTTACGATGTTTAGAAATTTCAGAACTTCTTTCAACTAACTTTTTTAAATATAATAAAACTTCTTCATCGCTTGGTGAAATTCCTATTTCATCCCACCAAATATCATAACAAATTATAAAATCATGATATTCTTCATAAAAGCAATCGTTTAAAAATCTTATTTTTTCGCATAGTTCATCATAAGTTAAACCTTCATGTTCTTTAACGAGTATAAAAGATACAAGATCTATCAACTTATTAAAAGTACGGTCATTAATCATCACTTACTCCTATATTCGATATTGATCACATTCTCCACAACAATACGGGCTATCATCATCTAATATTTCATCTGGCATAAATCTTAAACCACAATTAATACATGTCTTAAGGTTATTTTTGTTTAAACCAGCTTTTTCATAATCTATATCATGCATATAAGAAATATGCATATAACCTTTTCCAGGCACAAACCAATAATTTAGTCTATTTAATATTTCATCAGCTTGTTTAATTTGATCATCCATCACCACTCCTATATAATTTGATATATCAACATTTTTTCCAAAATTTTTCTCAAATTCATCTGGTGACATATCATCTATTTTATTAGCTAAATTTCTTAGTATTTTACTCGCTTTACTCATGCTAATGACTCCCAGAAATTATCATCTAATATCTTGATCATTTCTGGCTCCATATCTATTTGTGAATCAACGATTTTGTTATGGAAGTCAATAAGTATTTTCTTTTGTTCTTCCGTCAATTCTTTTTTATTTTCTTTCACAACTTACTCCTTTGTAAAATCAATCACACCCTTACCATAAAGATATTCACCTGTTTTTTTATCCACATATGATATATCATAATACAACATCTCCTCATAGAATGTAAATTTGAAACAACTAAAATTTTTATATTTTGATAGTTTTTCCTTTGTACATGTAGTCTTATATCTTTTTACACAAAATCGTTTTATGCTCTTCTTAGAATTTAAGTATCGCTTTACTACATTTGATAATTCCATAATTTATCCTCAATCATTAAACCAAGTAGGAGTGTAATACTTACACTTTCCAAGTTTACACTTACTTTTTTGGTATTTTATGCCGACTTCAATGCCTAATATATATAATAGTATACCAAGTAAAAATACTAATACTGTCATTATTTTCCTTAACCTTTCAATAGCGTCGTTATTGATTTCTAATGTTTTTATAACAACATCCATAACTGATTCGTTTGCATTTTCCATCATTCCTCCAATTGAAACTATTCATTATTGTATATATCTAAACTTGACCCGCTCTTATTCCACCATCCAAAAACTATAATAGGGTCGTCGCTTGCACTAAACTTCTCAACACTTTCAAAATAAATAAATGGGTCATCAATAAATTCGAGTGTCTGTGGCTCTCTAAAAGAATTCAGTTCTGTTTTATAACCAGGCATAAACCCTATGTGAATTCCTCTTTTTCTGTAGTCTGGTATTAATTCTATTATATGATTTAGCCGTTTAGGCACTATTGGTATTGTTTCTGGGTTGATATAAAAAGATAATTTTTTATTGTTATTACCTGGTTTGCAACCTAAATCATTATATTGTAATTCGTCTGTATATAACTCTTCTGGATAATCCCACACGGTGTAACGGTCTGAGGTAAAGTTCTTAAATGAAGTTGTTTCACTGGTATAATAATTATATATTACTGTTTTTAAATAATTTGTTTTAGGAATTATATCTAATACATAGGGCTTTTTGTCACTCCAGAAATTACTATAAATAGAGTAAGTCATCCATAGTGGCAACTTTAAGCCAGTTATCTCGTCGGGCAGTTTAACTTTAAAAATTCCTTCAATCTCACTTTTTGGATACACAACACATTTATTAAAAATATTTTGATATTCTTCTCTTGTTATGACTGTATATCGTATGTGGTTTAATTCTAAAATATCTATTATTTCTTTATATAAAGCACAATAAGATTTATTTAATAGATGAGGTTTAAATAAATACGGTTCTTTTCGGGTTAATAAAGCGTTTTCTATTTTTATTTTTTTATTTTCTGTTTTAATTTTGTTTTCATACTCAATTATCTCATCCGATTTATAACCATAAATTTTTGGCTCTTCAATGGTTGCTTTTTCCTCTATTCTTTTATCAGGTTCAATGATTAGTTTCGATCTTTCTAAATGTTCAGATAACTCTAATGTTTTCATTTACTTACTCCTCCAACTTACTAATAAAACATTTAAACAAATTTGCTCTATCTTTTTCACTCTTAGGTGGTGTATTTATACTGCCATCTTGATTATCACCATACCATCGGTTACATGCATCAAGGATGATTTGTTTATAGTAATGATTATCAGGCAATTGTGATACTTGATCTGTGCATGTTTTTATAATGTTAAGCCAGTTCATTCCTTACCAATACCCTTCAATATTTTAACAAATTTTCTATAGTTACGTAACAAAATATTGCGTCCTCGTTTTATCCTTCTAATCTCATCATTCTTTTCGTTTATAATTCCGTTTAACTCTTCTATCTTATTTTCAAGACATCTAAAATCATGTAAATTCATACCTAAATATGGTTTTTTATCAAAACCATCAATATAACCGCAATATACTGAACCGTCTCTATACTCTATATAACATTTTTTTTCATATCTATCGATATAACCATATACAGTTTGAATCTTAAAATCTCTATTGTTATAATCGTACATCTCAGCCTCTTAAAAATTCACCCACCACGTTACTGATGGGTGAAAAGCACATATATTTTTCGAATAAAATAATAAAAATAGATTTTATTAATTGTCTCTACAACATAGAGACTGACTAAAAATTAGTCCATTTTTTTCGATTAATTTTTCGGGGCTTTTCTTTCCCAATAAAATTTTTATATTTATTACTCCACAATATTTTAAAATATAACATTTGTTTACTTTGTTTTATATCATTAAGTGATGTTATATTTTCAACCATGCTATTTTTATTGATAGTTAATTGCCGATCAAATAAAAGATTATCAAAATCATACATAATCCTTGATGAACTAAAATCATAATCAAATGTCATTTTATATAAATCAAATATCATTTCATATAAATTAAACTTAATTAATTTTAGATAAACATGATGAGAATTTAAAAATTCCCAATCTATATCATGTATTAAATCGATATATTCCATGTTCAACCCTTCTTTTCTACCCATTTTCTTTTAAATTGATATGCTGTCATTACTAAAATTCCACCTCTATCCCAAGCAACAGAGCCATTTTCACTCTTACATATATAATCTTTGCTTGCCTTCCTATTTAATTCGATAGGATAAAACTCCCTACGCTCTTCCATCACTAATTTAACGGCTTCAAGTGTTGTGTACTGTTTTTCTGGTTCATCAAGTTCAAGAGTGCCAGCGGGGCAATTGGTTAAATAATTTGTTTCGGGATCAGGTATAACCATATCATATTGTGACCAATCCCGATAAATTATATACCCCAAATCTTTTCTATAAAGAAAATCATTTGCCCAAACAGAATTGGAAGGGTATGCTAAATAATAAATATATTCTTGATCTGCTTTTAATTTCATTTTTTCACCTTTAATACAGAGTTTCTTCTGCTAATTTTTGTATTTTTCCCAAAAAATCATGAAATCTATAATCAAAATCTTGATCTATAACAACATTATAGATAGTAACGTTACCAATAGGTTTTTCTGGATGTGCACTATCAAATTCACCTGGAAATTTTTTTTCGTGATGACATCCATCATAAACCCATAAAGTTAAATTTCTTTTCTCGATTTTGTTCATTCTTTTACCTCAATCCATTCTGATTGCTGATCTTCTGCGTAAATAGTTGTATAAAATAGCCTACAAAAAGCTTCCCCAGATTTAGATTTTCTATGCATCCAAATAGTCTCATCAGTGTTAGATCTTTCATCCCAATATAAAGTAATTTCTTCATCTTTAAAATAGCTTAGTCGTCCAACAAATTTCTTTTTATGGTCATTCTGAATGGCCGTTATAACTTCCCACAGCTTATATCTCTTTTCAGATTCTATTAGTTCGATTGAGTCGGCACTTCCACAATAGACTGGAGTTAAGGTTTCGGGGTTTACTATGACTTCAATCAATTCTTTATTGCTTCTTATAGATAAGTTAGAAGCGCGACCATATTTCCATTTTACATCATCATACGACAAATTTAATCTTTGGTATAGCAAGTTAATTGCTTTATCACTCAAGCTGTACCCACCAAAACATTTGTTAATTACTACTTTCATAAAATGTCTCCTTCTATATTTATTATTGTCATCATGTTTTTACAATATAAGCTAACCACATAAAAATTAACCAAAGAATACTATTACCTACAAAACCAATAATTGATATTATAAAAGGATATTTACTTGTAAAACCCTCCATATAACCCACAAGAGTAAACAACAAAGAAACACCCGAGATAATTAAAAAAATAGAACATACAAAAATATGAGGTTGATAAAATACTAAGTTTGATACTAAATTCATAAATTGCCTCCTAAATCATATATTTTTTAAATACAATCCTCAAATTTTAGCTGCATAGATTCTAATTTTACACTGTGTCCATAGTATCCGTTATGCGCGTTGTACACAGCGAATTGAAGCAACCCCTCCGAGGTTTCAACATTAATAAAAATTGCATCACCACAATCTAAATCGTTAAGTTCATAACTGTTTATGATACCATCTACACTTTCAACTCGTTTAATCGACAGCAGTTCTGCTCCTATAAAATTATCTAAAAACTCATCAGAGCTCAAATAACCGTACGATTCACAACAACACTGATTATTATAGATACTAAACGTTATTATCTGCTTATCGGTGGTTATTTTATAACCGGCGTAATCTTTGTCAAACTCTTCAATTTTTTTAATAATCTCGCTCATAATAATCTCCTAAATTTAATATAACCAAAAGATAATTAAATTTAGGTTGGTCGTGTAAAATATTTTAAATTTAACTTAGTGCAACAACTTCCATATCATCATCGTCCTCATCATTAGGAGATACATCGTATTTATTTTGTGGACGTACATGATAGATAGCCATTGCGCTTTTTGTTACTTCGGTAAGAGATTTGGAGAGAGATTCTATTGATTTGGAAAGCATCATTACTTCATCAGCTTGCACGCTGGTATTAACAATTTCATTTATTTTATTTATTGTTTTGCGTATTGAGGTAGTGACATCACTATTACGTTTTAGCAATTTACTGTAATAGTCGTAT